ACTGCCGCTGGCGGCGCGAGTGAAGTCCATTACACGGACGAGGTTGGACTCTTCCCTGGATCCGGGACGATCTGGTCCGCTGGCGGCTTCTCAGCCTCCGCAGGTATCGTCATTCTTCGCTCCGACCGGGTCTATGTCAGAGGAGCTTCGCCAGTCAACACGGCACCAGAGTTGAACATTCCATTTCCAGACACTGTCATCGTCAACGACTACGAGGTCACGCCGCTGATTCCATACACCTATCAGGCTCTGCTGCAGGCCACAGGCTCGCAGGGCCTCGTGCAGTCTGCGTATTCTTCGTTGGTTGGCGCTTCGGTTTCAACCACCCAGTGGTGGGAATTTGATCCAACCGATCCGTCGGGTGTGGCGGAAGCACAACCAATCCAATGGAACCCCTCGAACACCGAGCAGTCAACAGCTCACCAGGTGCTTGGGCAGACGACGATGCAGGTCATCTCCTCGGCCATGATGGGCATCGACATGACGGCGATCATGGAAGTGTTCGACGCCGAGATCTGGAGCGATTTCTACGCCCTGGCGACATCACAGAAGACCATCTTCTTCTCCGACCCGTTCGGCTACAGCTACTACTTCCGGATCGCGCCCGGGCCAGGCGGCATGTCAAGCGGAATGGGCAACAAAGCCCACGACACCCAACTGCTGCCGTCAACTGCTGGCGGACCGCACCGCACTCTGGCCATCACGGGTATTGCCCAGCCTCGGCCTGCGGTCTGATGCTCTCCGCCTCCAACGCCTTTATCGACGCGCTGCGCTTCGGCTCTTACCTCGTCCTCGCGCAGCTGACGCTCTACTACAAAGGATCACCGACAAGCGTCATCCTGCCCTGCTCCACAGCCGACTTCACTTTCGACCGCAACTCCGAGCAGCGCCGCTCTGGACAGATCACCGTGGAGATCCTGCCCACGATTCCTCCACAGACGGTCTCTCTTGACGGGATAACCCAGATTCCACTGCTGCCGATCGCCCCGCAATCGACGTTGGCTCCATTCGCTCAGCAGATTGGGGTTGCTCTTCAGGTTCTCGGACCAGGCGGAACCATCAACCCGAGTGACTGGATCCCAATGGGGCTTTACGCCATCGCCGAGAGCACGATCGACGACACCACCAACGACATGATCGTCACTCTCAAGCTCTTCGACCGCTCCTGGGTACTCTCGAACTGGAAGCTGGTCTCGAGCTATACGGTGCCAGCATCGACGGGAGTCCTTCAAGACGAAATCACAGCACTGATCAACCACGTCTGGTCGACTCAGGGACCGATTACGCCTCCAACACCGCCATGGAGCTACTCGATCGTGCCGTCCACCTATTCGGTTCCGGCCGGAACGTACAACCAAGGTCAGGATCCCTGGCAGGCCTGCCTCGACATGGCCGCCTCTGCCGGATACGAGCTTTACTTCGACGTCAACGGCAACGTGGTTGGAGCACCTGCTCCAGGTTCGCCGGCCTCATCTAGCTATCCAACGCTCAACTCGATTCCCATCTCCTGGGGATTCGATCAGAACACGATCACCGCTCAGGGCACCTCGGAGCATCCACCCGGAGGAACTCCGTTTACAACCCCGATTGCGATGACGATGCAAATCTTGCGCGACGGGATCTTCAACGACTATTGGGTCTCCGCTGTCGGATCGAACAACTACACCGCTCTGATCCAGGCCCGTGCGGCCGACACCAACAACCAGTCTCCAACCTGGTATCAGGGCGTGATGGGCGACAATCCCAACTTCATCTACGACCCGTTGATCACCACACTGGCTCAGGCTCAAGCAGAGGCGAACTACGACCTCGCTGTCGCTCTCTCCAAGGTTTGGCAGATCTCAGTCGACTCGGCACTGAACCCGCTGTTCGACATCGACGATGTCTTCACGGTGACCAATCCACGTCTCGGCCTCAATGTGCAGAAAGTGATCATCGACACCATTCACACCTCTGTTCGCTATGACGCTCTGACGACGTTGACCGGACGAGTCATCGTCCCGGGAGCTTGAGATGTCGCATCGCACAAGGATGATATCGGCGGTCAGATCCCTGAGGCAGAATCTGAGGGTCGATCCCGGGATGGAAGGGCCCTACCAGTGGGGCACCATTGCATCGATCACGACTGGAACTCCCAGCACCTTGGGGGTGTACCTCGATTCCGCGTCGGGCTCGCCTTTGGCCACAATTTCTCTCGGGATTCCATACCTCAGCACCTACGTTCCCACCGTAGGCGATGTCGTTCTGATCGCTCGGATGGGCGGTTCGGCCAGGACTCAGAGGGTCGTGCTCGGGCGGTTAGCACACACCTAGCCGTTCAATAGGCTGACTGTCGTGATAAGGTTCGTCTCGTGGCAGTAGGCGACCGCTACAAGCTGCTCAGGCCCTTTGGCAGTCAACTCTTCGATCCCATCGGTGCCCGCCATGGTCTCCGTGCCGATGCCATCGGCACCGTAGTGGCCGAAGTCCCCGCCGCCGAAAAGGGCGCCCACAACGACTTCGAGGACGCTCTGATTTTGGAGTTTGAGGACGAAACGCGAGCCGTGGGGACTGACGGCGAACTTGTCAAGGGAACTCACACACGGCGTGTCTCCTTCGCGGTCAACCTGTTCTCTGCCGATCCGGCAATGCGTGAGATGGCCGAGCAGATGCAGAGCCACCTTAAGGGCGACGGCAACATTGCCGCTGACCCCACGTACAACGACGGTCCACTGTTTGAGGTGGTGAAGTGATAGGAGGCCGAGGCCGCTGGGTCACGGTGGGCGGTGTGCGCATCAATCGCGCCAAACTCACCCGTGACCAACGCATTCGCCTCGCGCTTCTACGCATGGTGTTGGCTCCTCTTGCTCTTATGGGGTTTTTTATGACGGGCCAGTTTTCGCGCGTAGGCGGTGGCTTCGCGCTCGACATAGTTACCGGTCGCGCAGCAGGCCCCGGTGCCCGCACCATGTACCTTGCGCTCATCGCCTCGGGCAGCGCCCCGACTGACGCCACGACCAACGCGACGATGGTCGAGATTTCAGAGACAGGGTACGCCCGCCAGGCGATGGCCATGACTGCGCCGACAGCGGCCACACCACCGAGCACGAACAACACGTCGCTCCTGACCTTCGGACCGGTGAGCGGCACCATGACCACCGTCACCTATGCCGCATTGGTGTCGAGCGCATCAGGCACCACAGGCGACTTCGTTGCCTTCTGGACGCTGACCACAGCGCGCACCCCGGTCTCGGGTGACTCGTTGCAGGCGGCTATCGCCGCATTTTCCCTAACCGACGAGTGATATGTGGAGTCAAGGCGTAGCGCACTAGCAATCGCCTGGCAGCCCGCGCCAGATGCGTGGGAACCGTCGCCCGAGCCCAATCGTCGTCGGCGTTACACACCACTCTGGACGCCGCGCATCATTCCGGGCTTTCTCAATGCCATCGCGTTGGTCGGCTCGCGTGGCGCGGCGGTGCAAGCAGCCTCAGGTGTCGCGCTCACCACGTGGGCATATGGCCAGACTCCGACCGCAGGCAACACCCTGGTCGCTACCGTCACGGTGACAGGCTCGGCGACATTGCCCACCACGCCCAGCGGGTGGAGCATCGGCAAGCAGGTGGCGGGCACCTCCACGTCTGCGACCGTCTATTACAAAGTGGCGGCGGGCAGCGACGGGGTGCCCACCATCGCAGCCATCACCTCGGGTCTGATCGCGGGTCAGCTGTCTGAGTATTCAGGCGTCGGGCTGATCGACCAATCAGGTTCAGCAACCAGCACGAGCAGCCCTGTCACCGCTACCGCTGGGGGCGCGAACGCCGCCACTGGCGAACTGCTGATCTGTGCAGGTGCCGACTGTCGATCTACGGCCAGAGCCAGTAACGACACATGGACGAGCAACGACGGGACGGTGACCTTGGCAGGGTCAAACAACGGCACCAGTAGCGTCAACCATTACAGCTTCGGGGCCATCGTCGGCACAACAGCAACGACGGCACAGACGTCAGTGATGACGCTCTCGATCACCACCAGCATCACCGGCCTGGCGGTGGTCAATGTCAGTTTCAAGCTGGGCGCGACCACATGGGCGATCGCGGCTGCGGGTGCAGCGGTTGCAAGTGGAACGGGCGCTCTCATCTCTACCGAAGTCATCGCTGGTGCGGGTGGTGCAGTGTCAGGCGGCTCGGGCAGTCTCGGTGTGTTCGATCCCATTGCCGCTGCCGGCGTGGCTGCCTCAAGCGGTGTGGGTGCGCTCACCAATGCTGATGCCATCTTTGGTGTTGGTGCGGCGACGGCAGGCGGCACGGCCGACATCGAGGAGTTCAATCCCATCGCCGCAACTGGTGCGGCTACGTCAACGGGCACAGCTGCGCTCATTGCACTCGATGTCATGGCAGGCACGGGCGCGGCGACAGCTGGAGGTGTTGGCGCACTCATCGCCACCGACATGCTGGCCGCCACGGGCGCAGCTGTGGCCACCGGCACAGGCGCGCTCAAATCCACGGAGGTGATGGCCGGTACAGGCGCGGCCAGCGCCGCTGGTACTGCTGCACTGATCGCCTTGGATGTGATGACGGCTGCGGGGAGCGCAGTGGCCACTGGCAGCGGCGACATCACCATTGCAGGAGTAGGTCCGACCACATGGGCCATCGCCGCCGCGGGAGCGGCTACAGCAGCGGGCACGGGCGCCATCACCACCAGTCAAGAGCTTGATGCTGCTGGTGGGGCTACAGCGGGTGGCGTGGGGGCTTTGAAGTCAACTGAGGCACTGGCGGGAACAGGCGCTTCTACAGCCGCAGGTTCGGCTTCTCTTGCCGTCCTGATGATGGTGGCCGGAGCAGCTGCTGCACAGGCCGGTGGATCAGGGTCGCTGACGTTGATCCTAACCCTCGCTGCCTCAGGTGCAGCGCAAGCCGGAGGTCTCGGAGATCTGCTTCCACCATCGATCGTAATTCCCCTATACGTGATCGTCCATGCCTTCTCTCGAGACGGCAAGATCAGTGCGAATGCTCAAGGAGGCGCTTACCACTACGTCATCGGGACATATGGAAGCTACGCGAACACCACTTATGCCGGCTCCGACTTCGTTGGTGGCTCACAAATAACCGCCGCAGCTGTCGAGACCGCAGCTCAATCTCGAGATGGTAGAGTTCGAGCAGGTTCACGCGATGGCGTGGCTCCAGCTCAGTCCAGAAGCGGGAAAGTTCCAGCGGGAGTTGATTGATAAGTGCCGATCTCACCGTGGGTGGTAGGCCAGACGCATCCGACCTGGCAGATCCCCTGGACCAACGAGAGCGGCCCTGTCGACCTCACCGGCGCCACTGTCACGCTGTGGATCTTCACTCGAGAAGGAGCCTCGGTTCAGGGCGCCGGCGTCTGCACCGTGATCGGCAACCCGACGCTGGGCATCGTCACCTATGCGCCAGTAGTGGCTGACAGCTCAAAGGCGGGGAGCTTCTGGGTTGCTCTCAAAGCCGTCTACGGAGACGGCTCTGTGCTCTGGCAGCAGCCGGCAGATTCGTGGACAATTACGACACTGCCATGAGCACCTATGGAAGCTTCGCTGGCGATGTTTACGCTGGTTCTGTCTACACCGGGCAGATGTTTGCCCTGGCGACCTCCTTTGCCATCCTCAGTGCCCTTTCTGCCCCGGGGTGGAGCATTGACTCGGTCAGCTACGGGCTGGCTCTGCTGGCTTATCAGTCGGAAGACACCCCAACCGCAGCGCTCTTCGGGTTCTCCGAGGCACCTGGAGGGGCGCCTTCGCAGTGGCTGGCTGCAACCCTCGGCATTTACGCCGGCCTCCCTAACGTCGCGACGATGAACGTCGGCAACGGTGGAGTGTTCGCTCCGGCCCGAGGTGACTACTGGTTCTGGGTCTGGTTGAGCGGTGGAGCTATCAATTCTCCGTATCTGGTCGGAAGCTTGGCAGCCAGCTGATGGCACGCCTCAGGTACAACAACCAGCAGGGGATCCTTGGCGCTCAACTGCTCAGCGGCGGAACGACCATCACCTTTCAGAGTGTCCCAAGCTTCGCCACTCTTGTCGCTCCCGACTACATCGTGCTGGTCCTGGAGCCGGGAACGCTCAATGAGGAGGTTGTCCATCTCACCGCCTACACTAGCGGGCAACTCACCGGAACCGTAGCCAGAAGCCAGGAAGGTTCCCCCTCGAGCTTGACTCACGCTTTCTCCACGACTTGGCAGCATGGGCCGACTTCTAGTGACTTCTGGACTCGCAACGTCACCGTTCAGACCGCTGCCTACACAGCCAAAGATGGCGATGTGGTGCTGGCCAACGCGACCAGCGGCGCGATCGCCCTCACCCTGCCCGCAGTTGCCGCCAATATCCAAGTCATCGTCAAGAAGACGGACAACTCAGCCAACAAAGTCACGGTATCGCCGCAGTCAGGCACCATCGACGGAGCCGCCACTTTCACCATCTGGGGTCAATACCACTCCATCACCTTCGTCTCGGACGGCACCAACTGGTTCGTAACCGAGACGCGGATCATGGACGGCAACGGCAACGTCGCAGCCGGGTCATTTAGTGCGTCTGTTGGCCCTTATACTCCAGATCCGAACCTCCCCAATGGCGTCGGAACGAGTGCTCTTCTCTATGACAAAGGTGCCCATCACACCGACTGGCGAACAGCCTACGGCATCAAGATGGACGGGTTCCCGATTGCGGCCACGATTAACAACGGTTCACCGAACCTCGCGATCGGCTCCCCCTACTTCACCTCAACCGCCGTTGACGCCGGAAAGCTCGTCAAAATCGTGGGTGCGGGGGTTGCCGCCGCAGACTTCAAGGCTAGGGTACTGACCGTCACCGACAGCACCCACTGCGTGCTCGATACTAACGCCAGCACTTCTGTGGTCGCTGCCTTCTCCGTCGTGGGGACCGACAACACAACCGCCGTGAATAACGCCCTTCTCGACTACAAGAATTGGGCCGATTTATTCACTGGCCCCGGTCTCTGCTTGGTCAATGGAACACTAACCCCTACCTTCGATTTCTTTGCTGCTGGCAAGGGATGGCTCGGAAGTGGAATAACCCCGGCGCGGATGCGGTCCGCTGGCGATACGGCCAGCGCTGCCTGGAACGGCACGTACATCATGCAATTGGCTGACGCGGTGCCTTTGGTCAAGACAAACTCCACGGACACTACGATTCAGCGCTGCCGATTTCCGGTTGGCATTTCTTTCGGCTATTTCACGCCACAAACCAACGCCGCTAGCGTGGGCTGGCTTTGGAGTGGACTTGCGAACACGTCCTACTTTGGATGGACTTGGGGGCCGGTCACCTTTGATAACTGCTACACCGTAGTAAGTGTCGACCAGGGCCCCGGTGGGATCAGTGCCTGGAACCAGACCTGTTGGCTAATGGCGGGCGCAACCAAGCACCGGGTTATCGACTTTCTTTCCACCAACGTCATCAACCGCTTCGACTATCTGGGCATCTTCAACCAAAGCGGGGCCAATGGCCACGGCGCGGTGATCCCGGACGACGCGGCCATAAACCTAAGCTCAAACGAACTCTTAATCGAGATGTTCGACATTGAAGGCTGGTACAACCGGATTCTTGTCGCTAGCGGCACCGGAGCGGTGCATATCAAGACCGCCCACGTCGAGCACCACGTTTGGACGGGCGCTATTAACTTCGGCAGCGTTTTCGACTTCGCCAACGCGCCTTCAGAGATTGAGGACATCGTCATCTCGGGCAATTGCGATGCTACCTGTACGGGACCGGTCAACTGCTTCCACTCTCAAGCCGCTGCCCAGGTACTCGTTCGAGGTGTCACCTTCGCCGTGGTGCAGGCCAATGCGGGAGTCTTTTATGTCGCCTATGCCAGCCTTGGCACCCAGATCACCGTGCAGCAACTCTTCGACATCTTCGCTGGCGGGGCCAATGCCACCATCATCGTGCCCTGGGATGCCCCAGCTCTCAACCAGTTTGTCTACAGCCCAGGGCGCGGGGCCAAACAGGCCCCTGCTTTCAACGCTGCCCCGGCCCCCGACCCCACCCAGGGAGAAACCTACGAAATGGCCGCCCTCACCGGGGCCGTAAATGTGGCCAATCCAATCAACTCGGTGCGCGGCATGAAGCTGCGAATGTACTGGAAACAAGACGGGGCAGGAGGTCATGCGGTCGCCTACACAGGAGCCAACTGGCGTTCGGTTGGGATCGCCGCCCAGACGACCACGCTCAGCACCTACACCATCGATGAGGCGGAATGCGTCGACGGCACGATCTGGCGTGTCGTGCGTCTTGTTACCGGTCAGACCGTCTAATGAAAACTGCACTCTAATTGACCACATACTGCGACCCGAATTTCACACATAAGCCAACTAGCCTCCAGCAACAACCGACGGACAAGTAGACAATTACGGCAATTTCCTAAGGAGGGATTGATGAGCAACGAAGAGAAGACAGACAGGAAGACCCCCGACACCGACCTCGAGAAGGCCAAGGCGGCTCAAGCCAAGAAGGAGCAGGCGGCGCTCGAGAAGCTGGAGAACGAGCCCATCCCAGGCAAGCGCTTGGGCCGGTTGCCGACTCCGCCGGCGATGCTCAAGAAGAACCTTCAGATGGCCCGCTACCTGCCATCAATCCTTCCGGCCGTACCAGCGCTGCCGATCGACGTGACCGACGGTGTTCACGACTGGCCTATGTATCTCAACGACCATCTGGGAGACTGCGCCTGCGCGGCTCCTGCGCACATGGAGGAGATCTTCGCGGCCGACACCGGCGTGATGCGGATCCCGACCGACGCTGACGTCCTGGCGCTCTACGAGCTTCAGGGCTACAACCCCGCCGACCCATCAACCGACCAGGGCTCATCGATGGGGAACGTGCTGATCGACTGGCGCACCCAGTGGTCGGCCTCCGGCGTCTACGCCTACTGCCAGGTCGACCAGACCAACGAAGACCATCTCAAGCTCGCAATCTGGCTCTTCCGCGGCCTCTACATCGGCATCGCTCTGCCTCTCACAGCGCAGGGCCAGCAGATCTGGGACGTCGTGCCAGACGTTCCCGGCCGCAACGAGCCCGGATCGTGGGGCGGCCACGCGGTCAACGTGGTGTCCATCAACTCGGATGAGTCACGCGACGTCATCACCTGGGGCCAGCGCCTCAAGATGACCAAGGCGTTTTGGGACGTTTATGTTGACGAGGTCTACTGCGTGGTTACGAAAGATCTGCAATCCAGTGCTAAGCTGGCCGCCAATGGGCTGGATGTAGATCAGCTCGAGGCAGACATGGCGGAAATCGGTAGCGCGTAAAGGAGGACTCATGAAAGTCTCGGATATCAACGGACAGCTCGTCTCGCTGGTGACAGCGGCAATCTCTGCAGTGGTCGCCTTCCTGACGGCGTTCCACGTCTTGCACCTGACCGCGGCTGAGAGCAATGCTCTCCTGCCCGTGGCCATAGGTGCTATCGGCATCGGCGTCTATGCCTACGGCCTGATCCACAGCTGGGCGACCGCGAGCTACAGCCAAGCTCAGGTGACCACGCTACTCACCGCTTTCGTTGCCGCCCTCATGGCATTGGCCTCGGCTTTCGGCCTGTTCAACTTCGATGCTGAGCAGCAAGCGGCAGTGCTCGGAGTCACCGGCGGTATGGCTTTCATCGGTGGCATCCTCTTCAGCTATCTCCACGCCGCACACCAAGTGGCCTTGGTCAAACTGCAGATCTCCAAGCAACAGGCATCATTCGCACAACCAAGGAGAGCGTAGATGGGCTTCTTCGAGGCCAACGCTGGTGTGTTCTTCGCTGCCGTCCTGATCGTCGGTGCCCTCGGTGGAGCGGTCGGCCGCAAGGTCGAAGCCTGGCTCGAGAGTTGGCGTGAGAACCGCGTTCGTGGATGAAGGCCTTGTAACTGCTCCTGGCGTATATCGCTGGGCGGTCAAGACCGTCAGTGACGACGCAGCCGACGCGTTGAAATCGGCGGTCCCGACCGATGCCAAGATCGCCGACCTGATCGCCCTTCCCGCGCCCCATGTCACGCTCGGCTTGGCCCGTCAGCCGGGAGCCGAAAGTTCAGTCTTCCAGCTCACAGCAACACTGGTCGCATTCAAGCCGGAAGCAGACCAGGACTATCACCTTGTCATCCACGACGACGCGGGAAACTCGATGATCGTTGAGATTCCGGATCCGTCGATCCTGACCCCCTCTTGCCGCTTCGCGGCTGAGATCACCGCCGCGCGCCAAGCTTTTGACTCCCAGTTCGGGCTCCAGATGAAGCAGCTCCAGGCAGCCATGGCGCTGATGACGGCCCAACCGGGCCAGAAGCCCCCGCCGCTGATGATCACGAACGTGAACGTGCCCGTCCGAGTGATCGGCGTCGGCTACTTCGATGAGATCCACGGCCAGACCGGTGTGGCTCCTAATGGCCTCGAGCTGCACCCTATCCTGAGCATCGAGTTTCCCTGAGGGGAGCAGACCAACGCCGGTTCGGCGTTCGATTGATGTGTAAGGAGCCGCCCTAGATTGACCGTCTGGGGCGGTTCCTACCTTTTGAGGCCCTACGAGCCTCGCCACGGCGAGCAGGACTCCTAGCTCAAGCTTGGGCTTTTCCTGCCGCAACGCCAGCGGTGGCTCGCAGACGAGGCCTTTTCGCCTCTCTATCAGCTTTCCCGTTGGATGATTGGGAGCGCTCAAGCAGGACGTCGTCCCACGGACGGCTAAGATCGACCGGCTTGAGGCCGGAAGGCACAGCACCACGGTCCTTGGCTCGGAGCACGGCCAGGATCTCCCCGGCCTTGTCCGCCGGCAGGATCCGGTCCCCCTTCTCCCAGTGACTGATCTCGGTCTGGGACTTGCCGATCGCCAGCGCGAGGTCCATCTGAGTCAGCCCCACCTTCTGGCGGAGGACGGTCAGGGTGAGGATCTGGTGCTTCTCCATCAGAAGGTCGCCTGCAGTGGCCGTGCGTCGTCTACGTCGTAGTCGACCCTGGCCAGCACGACGCCGTCTGGAGCGGTGTTGAGGGACATCTTGGCGTCATCCGGCACCCCCTGGAGCTTCAGTTCCTCCACGTAGGTGGAGAAGACGAGGAAGGTGGCTGGGATGCGGTCAGGGCCGATCGTGACGTGGCGGATCATTTGCCCTTTCCCTTCCGCCGCTTGGCGTTGCGGCCACCGGAGACACCGCCCTTCTTCTTGCGCGCAGCAGCGATCTCGTCGGCCCGGTTCACATAGCTGATCGTACCGAGCTTTCCACTCATGGGTACAGATTACCGCATTTTTATTCGGAGGGCAACTGGTGGGTGATCACTTTCACGGGAATCTCAGCCAGATGAGCCCTTCGAACCATGTCGGCGGTGCCACTGGAGTGCTCGAGGTCGTCATGGAAAGCAAGCACCAGGTCGATCTCTTCCTCATCCAGCATTTGCTGATTTCTGATCGGCCCCGCAGCAAAGCCGTAGATTTTCCACTTCGCAGGATATGGGTGAACGATGATGCCAACCTTCACGGCCCACTGCCGGCTCAGCTTATCTGCCCCGTCGGCCTCTCCCTCGACGAGGGTGATCAGCTCACCGTCACGACATGATCGTCGAACCTTGTCGATCTCCCGAGCAATCAGCTCACGATCCTTCCAATGGCGATCGCCGCAGCAGAGCAGGATCACCACCGTCTGCCGATCATGCGCGGTCTGAAGAAGGCGACTGGACTGTCTGAGTTTTTACATTCTTGGCAATCTGGCTGACGGCAGAGGTGGAAGTCGACACACTCGCAGCCCGGAGCTTCGCAGACCATGTAGCTTGGATCGATGTCCGGCCGATCACCCTCAGCTCCGTGCTCGAGGAGCGTGTGGCCACAACGGACACACTTAGCGTCGGTGATCGACGACAGACCGATCACTATGGGTGCCATTTTTCAGCTTGCCCCCACTTCTTGCCGATCTCGATCTCAACGTCGAAGGGGACGTCCGTCTTGAGTAGAGTGGAGCTGGTCATGACCTGGTAGATCTGATGCAGCACCGGCTCGAGGATATCCTCACGGACCTCAAAGTTGATCGAGTCGTGGATTGGAAAGAGAACGTATGCCCCCTTCGGTAGCTGGTCGTGAAGCTTGACCATAGCGTCTAGGCAGATGTCCGACGCGGTGCCCTGAATAGGAAAGTTCACAGCCTCTCTGCCGACACCGTTGGCGGTACCAGGTGGGATGAACGGCCAGCGCCGGCGACGTCCGAGCGGGGACTCGATGTACTGCTGCTTGAGAGCCAGTACCTTGGTCGCATCGATCCAGGCCTTGAGCTTGGGGAACCCGTTGAGGAAGCGGTAGAGAAACAACTCGGCGTCGTCGACCGACCACCACTCGGCGTCTGGATCCTTGTATTCCAGCTCGGCACCGGAGACCAGCGACTGTGCGCTGCGGCCATAGATGATGCCGAAGTCGACATGCTTGGCCATCACGCGTTCTGACTTGGTGACCTTGTCAGCTGCTTTCTTGAAGATCATCGAAGCGACTTCGGTGTGAATGTCGCGGCCGTTGCGGAAAACATCTTTCATGTCTTCGTCGTCGGTGATCACCGCAGCTACACGCAGCTCCAGCTGGGAGTAGTCAGCGGCCACCCACACGTACCCAGGCGGAACGGTGAAAGCGTTGCGAATCTGAGGTCCCATGAGGAGAGGAATGTTCTGCAGGTTCGGCGAAGCCGATGAGAGCCTTCCAGTCGACGTACCGAGCAGTCGGAAGTCGGAGCGGATACGCCCGTCCGGCCCGAGCTTCTCGAGGATCCCGTCGATGTAAGTGGCCAGCACCTTCTTGAGCAGGCGCAGCTCGACGATGTCGGTCAGACCCTGCTTAATTTTCGGGTCAGTGGCTCTCTGCGCCATCCCGAAGAGGATGTCCTTGGCGGTGGTGTCGGCCGGCATCTCCATAGCTCGCTTGCCAGAGAGGATGGGTTTGGGCTGCCGCCAGTGCGTATAGATGAGCTTGCTGAGCTGCGGCTGCGAGTTGGGGTTGAAGTCTTTCATCCCGTGCTCAAGCGCCATCGCTTGCAGCGAGGCATGCTTGGACTCGATGGAGGCCCGCGTGGTGCCGCCCAGCTCCTCGAGGTATGGTCGATCGATCTTCACCCCGTGCAGCTCAATCTCAGCCAGCGCATAGGTCGCCGGCATGAGCAGGCTGCGAAGCAGTGACTCGAGCTTGGGTGACTCCTCGGTCATGTCGCAGGCCTGGTCACGTTTCAGCCGTGAGGTGTAGCCGAGGTCTTTGGCCTGATAGGCGTAGAGCGACTGCAGTCGGACAGCGCCCCACGATCCAGGGGTGAAGTCGAAGTCGTAGTCCTCAGCGTCGTAGCGGATCCGCGCCTGGGCCTTCAAGCCGTGAGCCTTGTACTTGCCGCTGATCGGACGCTCGTCAAGCAGGTAGTGCTGGAGCATGCCGTCGATCGCGCGCGGTCGGATGCGCTCGTTGAAGTAGACGTCAAGGAACTGGATGTCGAACTTGGCATTCCAGAGCGCGAACTCACCAGCGTAGGTCGTAAGAAATTTCCTCAAGGCAACCTTCATGAGCGGGACTCGGAGCAGGAACGGGTTGATGATCACGCCAGCGTCGTCGTTGCCGATGCCGACCGAGATGATGCGGTCGACGATCGGGTCCGGACCAGAGGTCTCGAGGTCGATAGTGAGGTCGGGGAGCTTCTCGATCGCATTCAGACTGCGGACGGCGATGCCCAACGTGGCCGGAACCACGACGCTCACTGCCATGTCAGGCATCGGCGCTGAGTACTTGAACCACTTCTCAATGTCGTCGCCGAAGTCGCGGAAGTAATCGCCATCGCGGAGCACGGCGGCCGGGTGGTAGGTGGCGACCGTGTAGACCATGCGGCCACCCCATTCGGTCCAGACCCCGCGGCCGTGCCAGCGTGTGATCGGCGCTGCTTTGTCGACTCTCAGGACGGCAGTTAAAGCAACGCCGCCGACGGCGAGGATCTTGGTCGGCGCGACCAGCGCCAACTCCTCTTCCAGCCGTTGGCGGCAGCACTTGATCTGCGCGATCCCCGGCGTCTTGTTGCCTGGCGGATGGCAGAGCACCGCGTTGGTGTAGTAGACGTCGTCAGGTTCGATGCCTGCGCTGCGGAGGGCTACTCTCAGGAGGCGACCAGCCTGGCCGACGAAGGGCTGCTTGTGTGAGACTTCGGTGTTGCCTGGCGCCTCACCGACCACGACGTAGCCGTCGCCCGGACCGAAGCCTTGAACGGTCGGGCTCGACTGCAGCGGACACTTCTCACACCTGGTTGGTAGGAGTGATCTGCTCAGCTTCCAGTGCCTCCATGATGGCCACGGATACGGCAGCGCAGTGAAGCGCCTCCTTAGCTCGAGCCTCCGGTGTGTGACGTTCCGGGATGTCATCTCTAAGAATGGTCCTGGCCAGCTCGCCGACCTCCTCGACGAGGACGGCGTGATAGACCAGCAGGCGGTACTCGAGCGGCAAGGTCATGTCCCGCTCCGGAGAGTCGGGATGGATGACCTCTTGCCGCTCACGCTCAGCTGCAATCCTGCCGAACGCTCTATACAACGTCGGTGGAAGGAATCTCTTGCGGTTTTTCCAGTGGAATGAAGGGAAGTCCACGGCTAGAGGTCGGGTTCCTTCTTGACTGGCCAGAGGTCCATCGCCTCGGCGATGTTCAGAGCGTTCTCCGCCATCGCTTCAGGGATGTTCTTCTGAACCGCCCAGAAGCGGACGGTCAATGCGGCGTGGACATCCTGTGCGCGGAGCGTGAAGCAAGGCTCACCGGCGTCTTCACAGCCCTTGGCGGTCTTCGAGTTGTAGTTCGGGTCGTCGTGTTTCGCGTAAGAAACTGGATCCATGTTGTCCTCCGTGAAATAGGGCGGAGCCGCTCCCACAGGGATACGACCTGCGAGTACGGAGCGGCTCCTATCCCGATCGGGGTCTAACGCTTGAACTGACGAGCGGCGGCGGTGGCGGGGAACGGCGAGCGCTTGACTCCACCGTTCGGAGCTGCCTTTGCAGCAGTTGCTGGCGCGGCCTTGGGCGCTGTTCGGGTCGCCGGTCGGGTCGCAGGTGCGGTGGCTGCTGGCTGCTCAGCCGGAGCGGCGCCCTCACCGTTGGGCCCCAGGATGGTCGAGATCTTCGACGTCATCCGGTTGTTGTACGGCTCCTGGAAGACCTGAATCACGCAGGGCAGGCCGATCACCTCCGGGTTGATCAGCTGGCCGGTTGCGTCGTCGATCTCCAGCTCGAACTCCAGCTCGGCGTAGCCGAGGTTGATGAAGGCCTCCTGCATCTTCCACTTCGCACCCGGCGCGAAGCTGGAGACCATGAACTGATGACGCCCCTCAAGCTCACCCTCAGCGATCACGCAGTCCCAGTTGAGGAACGCGTGGTCCGCTCCAGGCTTCTGCTTGAGGAGACAGTCGGCGATGACGGCAGGGTAGTCGCCTGCCGGGACGGCACCGCCTTGCTGCACATCGGAAAAGTCAACTGGTATCTTCAACTCGTTTTCCTCCTAGATTTCTTGGTGGATGTAGTTTCGGCTCCAACGGCAACTGGTTCCTTCTCCTGCTCTACCTCCTGTGGCATGGCGTACCCGAGAACATCGAGTAACGAGCTGATGCTGGGGTCGTCGATGAGGTCGGGCACCGTGTCCTCGCGGCCCCAACCGGTCCTGATTTTGACACGAAACTGGCTGAAGTTCTTGAGCAGAAGCGAGCGCACCTCGGTGACCTCTTTTGTCTTCGGGTCGGTGAACTGGGAGGTCGTCAGGTAGCCGCAGAGATCGAACAGCCCAGGCGCCTCGTCAGCCATCTGTCCGGCCAGCGCCGGCTTCTTCACGTTGCCGACGCGCGCCTCCTTGTCGGTCTTGTCCTGCGCTGTCATGAAGACGTGGTAGGGAAGATCGCGGAAGAGGCGGATCAGGCGCCGCATCTGGATCGAGGCCTTGCCGTAGTCCTGGATCTGGAGCACGTCGTCACGACCCTGGCTTTCGTTGATGTCCATCAGGGCGAAGATGTGGGTCTCGGAGAGCGAGTCGAGAAGGATGGTGCGGTAGCCCCCCTCGCCCTGAGCGAGCCCGCTGTAGACGTCGTTGAAGTCGTCCCACGTCCGCACCTTGATCATGTCGATGTCGAGTCCGGCCAAGGTCGACTCGCCACCCTCGAAGTCGAGGTAGAGCGCCGGGAACGTTCGTTCATCGAGCTGTGCGGTGCCCAGGAAATGCGTCTTCCCGGAGCCGTAGGGCCCGAAGATGAGCGCTTTGAGATAGGGAGACGCGTCAGGCTTCGTGATATTCAATGTGTCCTCCTTGAATGTGGAATAATTATGGCAGATTGGGTGGGGTTTGTGCGGCTTCTTTTACCGCCGCGACAAACTCCGGCCAGCGGCTGTTGGAGAAGCCGGGGAACGAGGCTCGTTGGTTGACCGCAATCTCGTACGCAGCCTCGATTGGATCCATCTTCGGGTGCTTCTTCCGCCACGCCATTGCTGCCTCCACTCCGCGTTGGATGTCGGTCATCTGTAGTACCCCGTGCCCCATGAGGGCTGCGCTGGTGCAGGCGACCGGGATGGACGCTCGTTCATCGGCTTGCGCAAGACGGCGATCACGCACTCGCCTCTCGGCCCTGTGCGATGTGACGCCGGCGACGGGTGCCACTGCTGGCAGCAGGGATAGAAGACTCCGTTCATGTTTTATGTTCCTCCTCGAGCTTCTTCAGCGCGTCGAGCCAGATGGAGACAACCGAGACTATGGTCGGTCGCAGCCACTCGATGGTCTGCTCGACGAGGTCTGAGAACTTCATCAGCAGCTCAACCACGTACTCCATCTCATCCTCGGTCAACTCATCGCCAGCGCGCGCCTTGGCTGCGATCTTCTCGAGCTTGGTCATGGCCTGCAGACCTCTCGTTCGATCCTGAGGTAGGGAACGTCGGCCGTCCATCTGCGTCCGCACCCAGTGCATTCCCATAGGTGCAGTCCATTGGCAACGATGACTCGTACCCGATGGGTTACAGGATTCTGAGGAACACCATTGAGCCACCAAGAGTACGTCACAGCCGCTTCTCCTCAGAGACGGTGAACTGCGCCTTGATCAGATCTTCATAATCTGAGCCGTCGTTCATGGCTAAACACACCGTTCTGAAGGGGCAGCGGGGACAGCGCATCGGCGACGGATTAGGGTACGCCTTGCGGGGGTTCTGGGCCACCGCCCGCATGTCCTGGAATGTGTCGTAGAGGTTGGTTTCGTAGGCGCGCATCTGGGCCAGGTTTCGGTGGGTGACTTCGCGCTTGAAGAACTTCGACCAGCCCTGCTCCCTGAGCATGGAGAGGATCTCGGCGTACTCGGTCTGGTCAGCACCCTTGGCCTTGACCGCTTCCAGCATCAGCTCGTAGGTGGTGCCCTGGTCCTTGTCCTTGGAGATCGTGCCGTTCTTCAGGATCTTCGGCTCGATGGGGATCCGCTTGATCAAGGTGTCGTAGATCATGCCCTCGGGCAGGTAGCCGCGAATACGCCAAAACAGGAAGTGATAGCCAGTGGTCTGCTCGTCTAGCTCGAGGCCGCGGCCCTCAGTCCACTGGTGGGTGCTGTTCTTGTAGTCCTGGATGAACTCGCCGTTCTTTCCCTGTACGACCACCAGCCGGTCCATACGTCCACTCAGTTGGGGCCTCCCCTTGAGCGCTGAGCGTCCGCTGGCGGTACGGATGGGTACGAAGAGTCGCTCCTCGAGTGAGGTCGTGGTTAGGTTCATGCCCGTTTGGCGGTCGAAGAGCGCGTAGTTGTGGAGCATCGCCTTGCCCGTGGTCACCAGCTCCTGGAACTCGGGCTCCATCACCTCCCACATGCCACCGTAGCCTTTCCTAAGGTCGGGGATGGAGGCGTCGGCGGCCTCGAAGAAGGCGGTGACCGCCTGCTCGACGTCGCCAGTGGCGGCCAGGGTCTGCAGGCCGATGTGCATCTTATCTCCAAACCAGAGGTAGTCCTGCGGAGCCTTGGGTACCAACCCACGGATCTCAGACAGATACCACGCCCGCCGGCACTCCTTGAACTTCGAGACCTCAGTCACACGTACGACCTCAAGCCTCTTTGGAATTGTCACGCTCATACGAATGTCCTCCTATTTGGTCGATCAAATTTGTCGATTGCCCAGAGAGCAATACGCCATGCATCTCGCTCGTGCTGAGTCTTCAAGACGCCGCGCCCGGGCAGCGGGTGCTTCTTGAATCGCTGCTTCCAGTCGGTCGGCCGGATGATCTTGACGCGCTCGGCGTACCAGTTTTGCAGCTGCGAGACAGCGGCCGAGTACATCTCCTGCTGGAAGGGGTTGTTGGCAATGGCCGGCCGCTCGATGATCACGAGGTCTGGGCTGTAGAGGTCGACCCCCTTGAGCCCGTCCTCGAGTACGAACGAGCCGTGTGCCCTCAGACCGGGCTCGCCAGTGTCGTTGGACGCGTTGACGTAGACATATCCAGTGGTGTCGCCGAGATCGATGGCAAGAATGTTCATCCGATACACCCCAGCAGCTTGAAGGGCAGGCCATCCTTGTCCAGATCGAAGGTCTCGGCCGCTGCTTTCTGGACGTCCTCGAGCATCTCAATCACCTGCACGATGGGCCCTCGAATCTCCTCAAGGATGGGTGGGATCCGGAAGCCGATGTCGGTCAGTCGAACGTAGCGCAGCGACTCCTGAGAGATGGCCACGCCAGCGCGGTGACGCACCAACTCATGGGTGAAAACGCGGGAGACGTCCTCGAAGATGAAGGTGTAGTTGGCATGCTCGAGCACCGAACCGTGCTTGGTCTTGAGGATGTTGAGGAGGTACTCCCCTGAGTCCTCTCGCACCTTGGTGACGTTGGGGTTCAGGCCCACGTCCCAGCTGCGATAGCAGAGGCGTCCAGCCGCTTCGGACAGAACCTCCCCGTCCCGCAGTGAGGAGGTCTGGTTGATCCTGGACACCCAGGCCTCGCCGCCCACAGAGCGGACGTAGTTCATCAGCGCATCGATGTGGATCGCCGGCGAAGCGATCAGATGCACCTTCGGGGTTGTCTCTCGCATTACTGTCCTCCTCTAAGATGCCGAAGCATCGCTGCCAGATCGTCGTTAGAAACCTTGCTTATGCCGACGAACTTTCCGCCCAGGTTGTCCTCGACCAACTGGTCGACGGTGCCAACCGCCTTGATGGTGATCACCACCGGACGGTGGTCGAGGCCCATCCGCTTGACCCGTTTCATCGACTGCACGTAGTCGTCAGCGAACCAGGTCTTGTCGTGATAGATGACGGTGCGCGTCACCTGTAGGTTGTGGCCCATCTTGCCGACGGGCATGGCCAGGATGAGGATATCGAGCAGGCCAGCCTTGTAGTTCTCGAAGGTCAGTTCGTTGTAGCGATCCTCCATCTTGCTGGTCGCGCCGTGGATCCACGCGATCTTCAGGCCCGACTTCCACAGCCGGCCGAAGAGCGCCTCGGCACCCGGCAGCCACTGCGTCCAGATCAGCGCCGGGAATTCGATGCTGCGGGTCTCAACCATCTCTTCGATGACGTCGGCCTTGATCGACTCGTCAGGGCCCGCGATGTTGATCATGTTGGACGTGATCTGTTGCAACCGGATCAGCTGCGAGAGCACGATCGGAGCCTTGATCTCCTTGCCTGACTCGAGCGTGGTGATGAAGTCCGCCTCCATCTCGTTGTAGGCCTTGGCCTGCTTCGGCCGAAGCTCCACCTCGACCAGCTGCGGGATCTCCTCGGGAAGCTGATCGAGCACATCCTTCTGGTTGCGGACGAACATGACGTCCCGCAGGTCACCAACGATGTCGATGTTCTGACGGGTGCCGGTGACCTTGGTTCCCCAGACGTCCTGCTCCACGTAACAGACTCGGTTGGTGAGCCTCCAGTAGGAGCTGAAGCCTTTGGGGTCCTGAAGGTGGAGCTGGGCCCAGAGGTCGTCGGCGTACTTGGTGACCGGGTAGCCGGACAGCTCCCACCAGCGCTTCGCTTTCTTCGGGAAGGACTTGCGCAGCGCGAGCATGCCCTTGAAGCGATGGCTGTCGCGGTTCTTTACCAGCACCGACTCGTCGAGAATGACGAGGTCCCAGTCGACAGCCAGATAGGCTTCGAGACGAGAACCGTAGCTGATCACCTTCCCCTTCTTGTCGACCTCGACCTTGTCGACTACCGTGTCGTAGTTGGTGAGGTTCCAGCCGGCGAATGGCACCTGGCCGTGCCGACGCTCGAACCAGACCTCTCCGAAGAACTTCATCGCCTCGTTCTCCCACGACCGCAGCAGGGATTTGGGAGCCACGATGAGCACCTTCGCGAGTTGTAAGTCGAAGAGCAGACGAGCTGCGGTGAGAGCAACCACTGTCTTTCCAAGTCCAGGAGAAAGAGCTACCAGCCCAGTCGCTTTGGGGCCATCGACCAGCCAGCCAACAGCTTCCTTCTGGAAGTCATAGAGGGTGGTCTCGAGTACCTCTTTGATGTACGTGTTCCAAACGGAAGGCTCCTTGAAACTGGAGTCAAACGTAATGGCATCGTCAGCCGCTTTCGTAACTTGCAGGTCTGGGAACAGCTCGATCGCAGTTAGGGCATAGATGATGTAGCCAGGGAGCACGAAGAGCCCGCGCTTCTCGTTCCACGACCCGGCGGCCAGATCCTGAACCGCCTCCCGGTTGTAGCGCACGTTGGAGAGCAGGAAGTTTTCGCCGTCGTAGTCGAGTTGCTCTTGCGACAGCCGACTCGCGGTGGTGACAACGTAGCTCACAGCGTCCCCGTCGCCTGCAGGTCAGGGTTCTGTTTGAAGGACCCCGACCGCCATTGCTTGTAGTAGCAGTGATAGCAAAACCCTCGAGCCCAATGCAGCTTGTCTGGATGACAGGTTGCATATCTCACTACCGTAGACCCGGGGAGCGGCAGGGATGGTGACGGCTCGAGCATTCGACGGAGCGCCATGTCTTTGCTCCGGAAGGGGCTCGAGTCGTCGTGCCACATCGGTCCAATCCTGTTCACGCGGCGGCCACCTTCTTCAATGCCTGGCGGCTTGCCGCCTTGGCTTTGACGCACTTCCGGCAGCGACAGGCGTAGTTCTCATAGCCGTTGAGGCCGTGCGGGATCTTGGTGGTGCTGGTCTTGAGCTTGCTGCGCAGCTCCCGCATGTACTCGCGGGCGTACTTGCGGCATCTATCGCAGCGGCACTTCAGGGTGTAATACCTCGTTGACGTTCCGTGCTTTGCGAGACGGCGCTTCATGATGCCTCCTTGGTTTTACCGATGAGCAATCCGATGACGTAAAGAACTGCGAGTATCCCCATTACGACGTATGCGACGACCGCCCAGAAAGTGGGGAAGTAAGCAGCCGGAGCACCGATGACGAAGAGCAAGGCGATGACGCCCAAGCATCCACCACAGCCGCCCCAGTTCTCCGTCTTGATGAAGGTCTTCGAGCCGTCCGGGTTGGTGATGGTTGTCGTTTTCATGAGACGTAGTGCTCTGCTGCTTGCTCTGGCGTCTCGCCTGGATACAGTTCACGCCAGGCACGGAGTTCGTCAATCAGGGTACGAATCGTGGCAACTAGAGCCAGTGAATCGTTGGAGAGTGGCTGGATGGCAATGGCTTCATTCAAATCAGCTGCTAGCTGATCGATGTTGAGCATTAGTTGTGGATCCAGTTGAGCCCACCGGGTTCGAGCGACAGCTTGGCGCGAGTCACAGTGACGTAGGCCAGCCGTATTTCTTCAGTGGGAAGCTTGAAGTTGGGATCGTCGGGATCCCGCGCGAAATCATCGGCGACACGTACCGTCTCCCACTCGCGGCCCTTGGACTTGTGCGCGGTACTCACGATGACGTCAGCCGTTGTCTCTTCGACGAGGCTGTCGACGATGTTGATCACCTTCTCGGCACCGTAGGTGTCGATCAGGTTGACGAAGACTCTGAGGTCGGAGCCTGCGCGCTCGTTCTGGACGAACTCCTGGACCTCATGCCAGGTGCGGAAAAGCATCAGCTCGCGGTGACTGGTCGGCTGGTTGTTTTGCAGCTGCTGAGCAGCTCGCGCCATTGACACCAGCTCCCGTCCGCCTCCGACCATGGCAACCCGTAAATTGCCAGACTGAGCGAGGATGACCTCGGACAGGGCGCCGGCGTTGGTGCGACAGAGAATGGCTCGTGGAAATGCCAGCTCGTCGACGACGGTCGACGCGACCTTCGGGTTGCCGGTGATCCTAAACTCTCCCAGCTTGGCCAGCCAGAGGTTCGCCTCATCGGCGATCATCTGACCGAAGCGGAAGGACATGGAGAGTGGGAGCCGCTTACCTTCGAAGTCATCCATGGCATCGACAGCGCCCCGCCAGGCGTAGATCTGCTGCGCCGGATCGCCGACCAGGATTTTCTGCGCGTTGAGCTGTTGCTTGATGATGGCGGCGATCACCGGGTTGGCGTCCTGTGCCTCGTCGAGAAGGATGAAGTCGGCCGGAAACTGCACCCCGGAGAGGTGCCACATCTTCAGGTAGTGGTCGTGCTCGAAGCGCATCCGGCCACCGTCGACCAGGTTGACGTCGTCCCAGATCTTGCGAGCGTAGGGAAGCACCCTCTCGGCCACCGCCTTGTTCTGCCGACGTGAGAGCTTGGCTTCACGGGGAACATGCTGCTCGGAGATGGTGTAGTCCGCCGAGTAGCAAAAGTCTCTGACAGTGTCGCTGGCGATGGTGGCTAGGTGCTTGGGCTCGAGCGAGGCGCGCGTGAACTTCTCACCCTTCTCCTCGTCCTCGTCCAACAGGATGCCGGTCATGCCAAGGATCTCAGCCACCCGCCATGACGGGACGCGTGAGTCGGTCAGCCTGGCCTGGTACTTGAAGCCGACGGCGCGGAAGGCCAGCGAGTGAGCGGTCGAGCAGTTCACGTTGGACGGGAAGGTGCCCTTGGCATCACCGGCAATGGCCTTGTTGTAGGCGATGTAGTAGCCGCGGCGGGGAGACAGCGCGTGTCCGATCATGCGCTGGGTGCTGGTCTTACCACTGCCGGCACCGGCGACGACAACCAAGTCCTTACCTGTGCGCGCAGCGCCTATGATGGCAGCCTGCTCATCAGTGGGACGGATGTCTTGAGGTACAGCGACGGCTTGAAACTTAACTGGGATTTTTGTCATTCATGTCCTCCTGGGCATAATAATAACTTCTGGTGTAGTTTGATGTCAAGCCCCAATATTTACCTTATACTCGCTCAGCCTTGAGTCGCATGGCATGAGTAGAATCCGGCTCTCCAAAGGGCCGCTCGTCACCTTAGAACAACTCCTTGCGCAACCTGACGTCAATCAGGTATCGGAACATGAGTGGTACGTCACCTGCCCATCACACAGCGGTGGCCACGAAGACACCCCGTCACTCCACGTCACCCGACAGCCTGACGGCCATCCTGTCTTCCACTGCTTCTCTGGTTGCACTTACGCCCAGATCGTCGAGGCTTTTCAGGGTTTCCAGCCGGTTGAGAAGGCGGTTGCCTCCAACGGACACAAGAACGGCACCGGCTCCGGCCCGGTGACGGCGACGATCGGGATGACCCCCATCGAATGGCTGGCCTCGTACACCTCCCTGAGCCAGGATTTTCTGGCTACCCAGTCGATCGACTTCAGCCACCGCGGCAAGATTGGCTTCGTCTTCCCTCACTCGCGAGCGGTGAAGTGGCGTGAGGTGAAGGGCACCGTCAAGGGGACCTGGGAGGTTCATGAAGACAATCCACCGCCGTTGTGGCCGGAGCTACCCCCCACGCTGCCTGAGGTGATCTTCCTGACCGCCGGAGAGACCGATTGTCTGTGCTTACGAGCGACCGGCGTCGAGGCCTTCGCCCTGACCAAGGGAGAGATGGGCCTCCCACCGGCGCATCTCTTTAGGGACATGGCAAGGCGTGGGGCGTTGGAGGTCGTCTATACCGCCGACGTCGACGACACTGGTCACCAGTCAGCTGGTCGGCTCGCTCACCTCGTCGACGAGGCTGGCCTCGAATGCTCACTGCTCGACCTGACCGTCCACCTAGACGCTGCGCTGGGCGAGAAGGACGTGCGCGCGTTGACCCGGCGCGTCGGGGTTGCTCGCTTACAGGAGCTGCTCGAGGAGGAATATCTACGGCCGCCAGAACTGCCGGTCTCGCTGGCCGAGTTCATCTTGACCGCACCGCCGGAGATCCCGTGGGTGATGACACCGCTGGTCGTGCTCGGTGCCACCACACTTTTCTCGGGTCATGCCAAGAGCGGAAAAACGACCTTCATCATCAAAGTCATGCTCGCCATGCGCGATGGCGGCGACGTGCTGGGTATGCCGGTGCATCAGAGCCGAGTGCTGGTTTGGACAGAGAACTCGGCCATGGTCTGGCGAGCCAAGGTCCACAACGTGAAGCCTGAGCAGATCGAGCACATCTTTCCGATCCCACGCACCGACCCCCGCTTCATCGGCAAGACTTTCGACGAGAACGTGCGCACTGTGTTCGAGATCGCGGCCAAGCTCGAGGCCGGGGTGATCGTGCTCGACACGCTGACCGGACTGGCCGCTATCGAAGAGGAGAACGAGGCCTCCCAGGTCTCAGCTGCGCTGATCCCCGTGAGCAAGATGGCGCAGCGCTATGGCATCGCCTGCATCATGGTCCACCACCTCGGCCGCTCCGGCAATGAGCGTGGATCCACCGTCTTCCTCAGTGAGCCCGACATCCTGGTCCGCCTCGACGGTGAGTACGCGGAGGAACGGACGCTGCGGGTGAAGAACAATATGTTGATCAACCCGCCCGAGGACATCGTCTTCAAAATGGACGAGACGGGGAGCTACACGGCCGGCGTCGCCGGCGTGTCTGATGACAACGCGCTTGCCATCCTCGACGTGCTGCCGCTGACCCAGAAGGATGCCATCTCGCTGCAGGACATCGCCATCGCCACGCGTCAGCCGTGGGACAAGGCCACACGCGACTCACTGGCTCTGCTGGTTGCGAGCCTGGAGAAGGCGGGGAAGCTCAGGCGCATCTCTCAGGGAGTTGGTATGGCGGCCCTGCACTACAGAGTGAGCAAGTTCAGTACGAGGTCCCGTCGGAGCTAAGCGAGTTTTCTCCGCGCGACCGCCTGTTCATGGGCTTTGCGTCCGGCATTCATCCGCCCCCGCTGCGCTGAGCTGGCGTCGTAGTGAAAGATGTTGGGTGGCTTGCGGCTCTCGTCCCTGACGATGCGGCTGGCAACGCCGCTGATGGTGGAGTCGTCAGGAGCTTCCCAATGATCTGCCTGCCTCATACCACGATTCTCACCAACTTCACGATGATGGTGAAGAACCCGCCGGCGACGGCAAGGCTGAGTCCGGCGGTGAGGAGGACGATGATCCCGACGGCATTGACCGCACCAGCTTGAGGCGGTTGCTCATTTGTCTTCCGCGCTCTCTGATGTCGTACGCGAGCAGGAGGTCGGCTGTGCTCTGGTCGGGGTTTGGACCGAGCTGGAGTGGAAGGTGTGGGCGGCTTGCTCGCATCCGTCGGAGCTGGCGCCGCTTGACGTCGCGCTCGAGACTCATCGCGTTCGATCTCCGCCTCCAGCCTGGCGCTGGTCTTGGCGAGGTGTTCCTGACGCATGACCTCGACCACAATCTCCTCGAAGTCGTCGTGCGCATGCTTTTGCCCAGGAACCGGGATCGCTGGCCGAGCCATCTCGAGACACAGCCTACCCGAACGGCCTTCGAGTGAACGTCACTCGAATGTTGTTGATCGTGCTGTTGCCATAGAACCCGGAAGTCGACACCGTGACATATGTCGGGTCTCGGTAGTACGCTGGCGGAGGTGGAGGCGGAGCGACCGGCTGCAGCTCGGACTCGTCGATCGCTTTCAGCTTGAGCGCTGCCATCCTGTAGGTCGCCTTTTTGAGCGCCAGACGTCGAACATGTTCGTTGGCGGGCTTGCCGTCGTTGTCGGTCTCTCGAGCTGCCAACCTCAGCAGCTTGAGAACCTGCAGCGCCTCCTTGGTGGGAAAGGTCCGTGGACATCGAGTGCAGCGTACGACCTCGCCGCTGGGCGCATTCTCAAGCCTGCCCTCGCAGAGACAGACGATGACCACGAGCGAATCTTAGTCGGTGATCACCGGTCCGGTGTTGATGATGCCCAGCACTGAGTGGTGGTGAGGACCCCCTGGAACCGGCTTGAAGTTGCCGAGCGCGGTTAGGATCTCGGCATCGACCTGGTCTTTGGTCAGGCCGGTAGCCGGCAGCTTAGCCAGCGCCGTAGTGATCGCGCCGGTGACCTGGATCATGGTGACGCCGCTAACGCTCGCCAGCTCAGACTCCTTGGCGAAGTACAACGTCATACCGGCTGGAAGAGCTGAGAGAGCGGCTCCGATGGGGGCTCCGGCGACTCCGACTGTGTTCAGAAGCGCATCGCTGACCCAGTGGCCATCGGAGAGCTTCCACCAGACGTAGTCGATACCTGGACCGGCTCCAGCCCCGCGGTCTGTGGATTGGACGCCCGAGTTGGCGAAGAGGAAGCCCGTCACCGCAACGGACGCGCCAAGAGCACCGACGCCTAGCGCTGCCGTGCTGGGATCAGAGTAGATCGACCCCGCAGCGAACTGCTTAAGGGTCGCCGTCAACGTGTGGAACGCGCCTGTGTAGAGCATGTCATCCTCCGTTGGGTGTACAGGACTGGGGGTCCAGAAACTGTCGTCGTAGTTGGTGCTGTCGACGCCGATGCCGCTGAAGACGTGGGTTCCTTGGAATTGCCAACCACAAGGATGGCCGCCTGCTGGCCGAGCATAGTACGACGGCCATGACGCGCCGGGGTCGCCACCAGGGTAGGCAGCGAAGACGTAGCAAGAAGCGCTGACGCCGGCGAAGACGGGTTCGTTGCCGTACTGGCCGGAGCCTGAAGCGTTGAGCCAGGGCTGAACCCAGGCGCTGACCGTCCAGACGCCATTGATCATCTCGAGGACTGGACGGGCCTCTCCGCCGTGGAGCATCTTGCGAGCCATGTAGCGGTTTTGGCTGAAGGGGACGCGTTTCGTTGGATCCATCTCCAAGCTACGAATACCCGACTCGTCATCGAGGATGATCCGCGGGACGCCCCAGCTGACGGCCTGAGTCTTCATCGCCACCGGATCTGCCCAACCTGAGCAGTAAGCGGAAGCTTCTAGCCCGCCGGCCATCACGTTATCGAAGTTCTGCTCTGTCCAACCGTTGAGGATCCCCGGGCCAGCAAAATATCCACTCCACGCTGAGATCCCAGCCGCCTTGGCAACTGCAATCTGGGCTAGGGACGGGGGGTAAGCGCTATCGAGTCCGATCTTCACGACTTTGCCTCCTTTTCCTGCTCTTCGATCTCTTCAGCTACTCGCATCAGGGCTTGTCCTGCGTCCTGGATGGCGACCACCGTCTCGGCCATCAGCTCAGCCACGGAGTTCAGCGCATTCGTGGCCTTCATCAGTCTATTCGCCATTCGGTTCGGACGGGTAAGTTTAATTTTCGGAGCCATATGAAGGCACTACACCTTAACCCGCCTTATGTGGGATTCCGGCCATCTGGTACTGAGTGAGCGCCCTGGGGTCGTTATCCCAACAGTCGAAGCACCAGCGCCACTGGCGCGAATGTGACGACCCCGGCAGCGGTGGCGCGTCTACAAGGGCCGCTGTTTGCTGCCGCGTGATCCGTTTGCCACAGTTGTGGCAGGGGGGAATCGGTGGCCCCGGAATACCTGGAATTCCCACGTCTAATCCCTCCTGAGCGCACGGAGCGTCATGTCGGCGTGGACCTTGCCTCGTCGGCAATCGCTTCAGCCTCACACCACAGGCACTTGCCACAGTCCCGATAGACAAACTTGTTGCGGGTGGTTCCCCACACCTTGACGCCCTGGCAACCGGGCCAATCGGGACTGGTCACTAATCCCAAGATCAGGCCAACGAGGTGGTCCGTCGTCTCCCATGACGACTCCCTTTTATAACTGCTAAAAGAGTTCATTCCGGCCCCTCCAGTAGGTCCAGCGCGGTGAGGGCGTCAAGCAATTCCACTTCGCGAGGCTGCATGGGAACGGCAACCGAGTGGAGCATGAAGTAGTTACTGGCCGCCTCTGCGACCGCGACCAATTTGTCGGCGTAGACGTCGCACCATTCCGCCTGTGGCGTGTAACTTGCGGAGTGGCGCGAGATTTCAAGAGACCCCCTTAGTCGCTGCAGCATATTCATCGCGTTCTCCCTTTGGTGGTAAGCCCGCCAACCTCCACAGAGGCTGCATTCGGGGTTGTCGCATTGCGCGTTCTCGGGGCCCCGATGTTCTCTCATATAAAAACCCTCCACTTGCGCCGACTCACGTGGCTGTCTGCCCCAGCAGGGCCTCAGCGGCCGCCAGAACCTCATCGGGGGCAATGTCGAACCAGTCAGCCGCCGTGCGGCCACCGAACCGATCGTGCTTGCTTCGCCACCAAACCTCAGCGCCCTCGGGCAGGTAAACCTCCTCGAGGATCTGGCGCAGCTCGATGGGTATCGGCATCGCAAACTCAAACTCAGTCATTACAAACCTCGTTATGCTCAGACACGGACAGCGCCTTTGTGCTTGTGTTCGAACGTCTTGTCTGACAGAAACTCAGCGATCTCCCCGAGACAGCCAGCGTCGTAATAGGTGTTCGTCCCAGCCGAGAACACGTACTTACGCCACTGTGCTCCCCAATGCACCATGCCAATGGCGCTACTCGGCCCGACTACCAGCCACCGATGGGTCTTTTGACGGGGCTTGTCCGCCTGCTCTACGAACCTTAGGTAGGTCATGACCAGCGCGCCCGTGAAGGGTCGGTCAGATCAATGACGCCATAAGCGTGGGCGTCCAGCGGTACCACCTGCCAGTAGATTGCCTCCGTCTTGATAGCGTCCGGCTGCCAGCCCAGAAGCTCACCAACATGCTTTTCACAGGCATACGTGGTGTCCTTATATGGATCGGGACCGCCAAAGCCGCCACCTGGGCGTTGCGTGTGGATCTCGAATGCTGCACGGTGTGGGCGGGATGCCAGGGGCTCCCAGCACCCGATTCTGCAACAGTCGATTTGCTTTCGCTCATAAGCGTGGATAGGGTTAGTCACTGGCTCCGATCTCCTCAACCACAACGCCAGTGCGCGTGACTTCGGCAGCCACCGCGTCTTCCTCGGAACCTCCGCCATCGAGATGCGCGACAAGCTCTTGAAGCAACGTCTCGCTGACGCGCACGACGAGCCGGAAGTACCTGGAGTCCGTCATGAGACGAACCCCCATTCTTTGAACCAGGCGAGATTGACCTGGATTGGAAGGCCCTTCCCGCTGATGTGACGCACCCACACCCACTCGTCAGTGATGGCAACAATCCGACACAGGTAACCATCGCTCTGACGCCATACCTGACCGATTTGCGGGGAGGTAGTACAAGTCTGATTACCCATCGGATTTCACGCTCTATCCGCAGCCATCTGTTGCGAACGTCGGACCTGATCCGCTTGGTTGCACTGCCAGCAAATATCACTCGCATCTGCACCCCCGCGATCCCCAAGGGCGGTGAGTGTCATTCCCTCGAGGTGACCGCAATACCGAACACGCAACGTCCAGCCCGGATGCTGCCGCTCGTACTCATTGACCAGCCCGTGGACCTGGTCGGTTTCTAGCCTATTCGCCATTGTTGCTAGTCCTACCCGGCCTTCAGGAAGCGATCCATCGTCGCTGTGGTTCGAGCGCGCTGACTCTCGGGTACTTCTGCGTACACGTCGAGGGTCGCTAGGTTCTTGTGCCCGAGGAACTTCGCCACCGCCATCGGGTCCTCACCAGCTGCCAGCATTGCCGTGGCCGCAGTATGACGGAGTTGATGAGTCGTGAAGCGCTGCACTCCGAGCTTCTTGCACAGTTGAGTCCAGAGATAGCGCACGCCGGCTGGGGAGATCTCTGACGCGTCCGCTTTACCTGCGCGCTTCACCCACAGAGAAGGACAGTCATCGATCCGCATCGCCAAATAGGCGCGCACCATATTGGCGGCGACATCCGGGCAGATCAGTGTCTTGAGCGAGCCGCCCTTCTGGACGACAGTGACACGCTCCCAGCCAATTCGGGGAACCCGCAAAACCTCTGAGACGCGGGCACCGACCCCAATCGTGTAAAAGAACAGCGCCCGGACCATCATGTAGCGTGGTGTTCCGGTCTTCTCGATGAAGTAGTGGCGGATCCTCAGCATGACGTCGTGTGTCAGTGGCCGCGGCTGCAGCGGTGCGACCTTGACCTTGGTGAACAGCATCGGCAACTTGGCGTCGCACTTGTCGCGAATCGCCGCCCAGGTAAAGAACATCCGGGCAGCACTCGCGCACAAGCCTTGGCTCCGCGGCGACAACGGCCGCTTCTTGAGCGGGCTGATGTTGGTGGCAAGGTGGTCCTGCCATTCCTCGAGCACTTCGCGGTTGATGCCGACGAAGCCAGCGATGCCGTTGTCGCGCATGTAGCCCCGGAGATGCTTCAAGCCCCAGATGTACGCCTCGACGGTGTTCTCGGACTTCACCTGTCGGCGCATCTGGGCGATAAAACTGGCCTCTTCCGCTCCAAGTGGACCATCTGGGTCTACCTTCATTCGCAAATTCACAATCGTCACTTCTTACTCCTCAGTACCAGATTCCAAAAGGGCCACGAAACTCCACCTGGAGGCATCTTCGCGCGTTGCCGCTCGGCTTCTTTGCGATCAACCGGCGTCGCCGCCAATGCGGCTTGAAAGCGATTCCACGCAACTTCAAGTTGCCCTGACCGCGCAAGCCAGTACTCGATGGCGCGTCGACGGCGGCTGTTAACGCTCATGAGGAGAACGGGACCGCGGGAGCGCGGCGTTCCGCTAACGCCTCTCTCTTGTTACATCGAGGCCCTCGCGGCCCCAGTCTCCTCATGACCGTCTGTCCAGGAACAGGATTGTAGTCGCCTCCAACCCGGTGCCGCGGTTGCCACGGAGGAGGCCCATCGAGCGTAGGACGCTGACGTTGTTGACGAATCCGGAGCTGGTCGGCGACTGCTGGGAATGCTCAGCCACCTTCTCCCACGGATCGATGACTGGTTCCCCTTTACGCGCCAGGAACCATAGGATCCGGTGCTGCGGTGCTGTGATCTTGCCCTTGATCGCCGCTAGCATCTCATCCGTGGTCAATGGGACGTCAGGCGCAACGGCAATGCTGCGGCCGGCATCCGTGAGGGTGAGTCCGCTCCCGCGGTTTCCCTCGAGGAACCCATTGACACGCAGAACGCTCACGTTGTTGACGAAGCCTGACGACTTCGGCGATTGCTGTGCGAGCATGGCAACCAACGTCCAATGTGAGCCGCGTTGGCCAATCGATTCCATCCACGCCAGAGCGTCGAGGATCTTCTTCTGTGGCCACTTCAGATCGGGGTGGACGCTGGAGCCTGCCGGCATTTCTCTCACACCAGCAGTTCCACGCGTTGACGGCTTGGAGATGGCGACTGTGCGTAGCGCATTTCTAAGCGGAGTAGGCTCTTCAACCCTCTCGTACGGATCTCCTGGATGCTTGAGGTCGTAGCCGATCATGGCGGATCCACTTTTCGCTTGCGGCCAAGTGCTGACGGCGCCGTCAGTGCTCAACAGCGTCATCTTCGTAGTTTCAGGCGCAGTCTCATTGTGTTGGTGTAGGGCCATCCAGTGCGCGCCCATACGCTTGCCACCGTCCGTGAGAAGTGAGATGGCCTGAATGACGAAGTCGGCGTCGTGCTGGATCTCATTGAGCAGTTCTTCGGAGATCGGCTTGACCTTTTCGGTCTGCTCGACCTTCTCGACCACACGCGCCGGCGACGCTTCGATGGCGGCGAGATCTCTGGTTAGGACGGTGATTTGCTTCTTGGCTTCAGCCAGCTGCTTGCGCAACTCCTTCGGATCGTCCTGCTTGGCGCGCTGGATGGTATCCGACATCTCGGTGCGCAAGGCTTCGAGGTCGGGTTGAGCCAGCACCTTTGGTTCGGTGCGCTTCTTGCCCAGCCCGGGCGTGGCTGAGGAGTCGAAGGTGGTGCGGTCGCGGACCTGAATCCGCTCGAACATCTTCATGTCTGGATGGGCAGAGGCGATGAACACCTCGCCCTTGCGGAGTCCGGCGATGACCGGAGCCTCGCTGCTCGTCTTCGAGCCCATCACAGCATCGACTGCCAGCTTGCCCATGTTGGCCTGCAGCCAGTCGCGGACGCGCTCCTGATCGAGGACGCCTGGAGTGCGGTGGGCGATCATGACATCCATCAGCTCGGCCACCTCCTTGTTGAAGCCGGCGCCGCGCTGGGTGACAAAGAGGCGGCCGAGCCCGTGCTTGCGGCCAAGCTTGGCGATGTCTTCAGTGGCCCCCAGGCAGATGGTGTGGTCGGGGCTGATCGGCTTTTGTGGTGCCCAGCGCTGCGCCTCGTCAGCGATCAGCAGCCGCGGCCGACGGTTCAGCTCGTAGAGCTTCTCGAGGAAGGTGGCGACGAAGCGGATCTGCTTGCCCTTCGAGAGATGCTCGAGGTCGATGATCACCGGCTGCTCGAGCCTGGCGACCACGGCAGCGATCGTCGCTGGGGCGTTCTCGTCCAGCGGGAGGTCGGCGTGGTCGCCACCGAAGATGATCGCCGGGATTCCTGCCGTCTTGCCGTCACGGGACGACTTGACGCCCCACCAGTCGCCCTTCGGATCCAATGCCACGAAGGGGATGTGGACGGTACGCCAGGCCTCCTCAGCGATCACCGTGGCGGTGGTCGTCTTACCCGACTCGGGAGCCCCGTAGATGACCGCGGAGCGGAGCAGGAAGTCGTCTGGCAGCTCGAATCGGCCCTTGGAAGTAAACCCCAAGTTGAGCCTCACCAGTCGTATCCTCTCGGCTTGAGCACGATCGTAATCGGTTCGCCCTTCACGACCTCTTTGCGGACGTGCATGAGCAAGAGGCCCAACCAATTCTCGCCTTCGCCCCGCACGGTGCCCCAGAAGCGATCTCCCCACCAATTGCCCTCCTCCAATACAGCATCACCCGTCACGGCCAACAGGAGGCGGAGGGCAGGCACGTCGAACTTCTGACGCAACAAGTCAAGCATGACCTCGATTCTCATGCCGTCCCACCCATCGCGCAGCGTGACCTTTCGGCCGCGTCTCTTCGCCTCACCAGCATCCCGCGCCATGTAGATCCAGGCTCGCTGCGTTGAATCCTCGGTCTTGGCTGCCTGGAAAGCATGTTCGACGGATGGATAACGCTGTCCATCCAGCTCGACATCTACACGGTAGAAGTTGGAGAGGAACTCGTACTCACCCTTGAAGCTTGAGATTTTCGCGGTCACAATGGGACACCTCCATCGGGCTTCATTGGCAACCCCTGCGCACGTCGTTCTCGTCTCCGCTGCATTACGCCGGCGTGATCTTCACCTGCTGCCTCAGGCACAGCGCCATGAGCCAGCGCACGGGTGCGCAGAGCGTCGGTGACGTCGTAATGGTCGCCTTGGAACCAGGAGCGCTTGAGTCCGAGACGAGCAGCGAATTCGTGCAGCTCCTCGTCGGTGGTAGCGGTGAGGTGTGACCAGCGCCGGGTCAACCGACCTACGGTCGCGAGCATCCGCATGTCGTCTATGAATACGGTCATCGGGGCAGCCTCCCTGCGCGGTCGAGGGCCATCTTGAACGCCATCACCTCATTGTTTGAGAGGTCATCACGCACACGGCGGATAGCACGATTGAGGAGGTCTGGGTGTGCTGGAGCTGACGAGGAGAAATAGATCTCGTCGACCAACTGGTCGGCGTGGACGATCAGGGCGCCCAGCCTGTCGATGGCCGCGTCGGACAGCACGGGGATATCAGCCATCGGCTACTCCCTGAAGCAGCTTACGGAAGACTTCAGCCTGCAGGGACACCTCCACGTCGGTCGGATCGAATTCGGTATCTGAATCGCCATGGTGGAGGTTGACTTGAATGTCGGATCGGTCGTTGTAGCTGCGAGAGTACGCGTGGTCGATCGTCAACTCGGGGGCGACTTCCTTGAGCAGGTCCTTCAGGCTCTGCATGTAAGCCTCGGCGGCCAGTGAGGCGGCGTGGGTCTCGCCAGCGCGCTCCACCAAGTCGGCCCAGGCGAGTAGGAGCGCCTTGGCATCGACCTCCACGACATGGCCGATGGGGAGGAGCTGAGGCGGCTCGCTGCTCCAGCGGACATAAAGCTTGTGCTCTTGGAGGAGCTTGACTCGAATCACACCGACATTCAGCTTTTTGGTCGGCCGGTACTTGTCATAGTGTGGCTCGGCGGGGCCGAGATACTCAACCCGGACGAAGTTCTCGAGTCGTCGGATGTCACCACCGCCAGCGATCTGCCAGGCGTAGATGGTGCCCTTCTTCAGGTCCGACATCCTCATCTGGATGCCACCTCCGCACGCTCGCGCGGGCTCCGCAGGAGACGCTTGGCCACTGCCCGCATCGCCCAGCAGACCTTGTCGTAGGTGTAGGCCTCGCAGCTGCAGGTGGCGACACCGGAGCTGGAGACGGCGATGTAGTGGCGCCGGCTGGCGCGGGTGTGACTGCGCGCGGTGAACAGCCCAGGCGCGATACGACGGGTGTAGGGTCGGATGGATTTCTTCAGGCGCATGCGAATCTCCCATTAGCAGAACGTAGTTTGCCAGCGAGGTAGTGTCTTGTGGCATGGCAATGGTGGCACCGAACATCGCACTTCTCGATTTCTCGGAGGAGCGTCTCCCTAGTACGCATGTCCTTGCCGATGACGAAGAGCTTTAGTGTTCCTGGCCGGTGATCAAAAGCAAGTCGAGAAGCATCTTCACGGTATCCGCAATCGACACATCCAGAAGCGAGCTTGATCTTGCGGAGAAACTCCGTCAGCTCAGGCTGGAGAACGCGCCTTCTTCGAGCGTCGGAGAGACGTTTGCAGACACGGCAGTCCCGACTCCCGTCCCTTCGGACGTAACTGTTGTCGGGTGTATAGGCGTGCCCCTGCGGGCAGTAGGCGCGCGGGGGCCTCGGCCGTTGCAGTCGCGTAAGGCGAGATCGAGATCTCATGGTGTCCTCCATTTTCAATCGTGGACGGGGTTTGCTTTGCTGCCGAGTCCGCAGTAGTCCGCGCCTGGCCGTCTCACTAAGCCAAGCCTAGCTTTGCCCTGTCCGCCACGGAGCTTAGCATAATTATTGTAGTTTGGGGCAGCGGGGATTTTCGAGGTTTCGGCGCCGGTGGAGGACTCTAAAGGAGCAAAGGGCCCTTATCTCCTTAAGCGAGAGAATAGGCGTATTGTTCCGTTTGGGCGCGGTCGCATGGCTCGTGTCCGTTGGCAAGCAAACTCCCCAGAGCCCGCAAAGCGGGCCGCGTGAGCGGGGGGCAATGCCCCCTCTTGGGGGCTTGCCACTTGGACAACAATGGGCCTTTTGTGTATGATTCAGAATCAGTCAGAAATCGCTTCAGGAGGACAGCAGATGATGAGCAGTTTCCCTACCAAGGCCAAAAGAGCCTCAAAAACCGTTGGCTACGCCGTTGCTGATGAGGGCATAATTATTGATCTGATCGGCTGGGGGCAGGTCTTCTCGACTCGCGGCGGGATCTCCCTGGACAAGGTCTACAAGGGACTGGGGAGGCTTCGAACACAGTCTCAACGCATTCACTATCAACAACTCAAGGCGACCATGTCAGCGCTGGCTGAGAAGGGAATCCTTGTCCGGGGCGAGCAGAACCGCTGGGCGACCTGGATGCTGGCCGACTGGAAAGCTTGGGCAGCTGATCTGGACATCAAGTTTGGGATTGTCGGTCGTGACCACATTCCAACTTCTCCGACCCAAGCCGAAGCGGCCGAGCTGCAGGAAATCTACTGGGACGAGACGTTGGACGGGCCTCGTCCGGATCCCGAAGCTGGAGAATGATGAAGACGAATCGCCGAACCCAAGATGTCGAGCTGGCTATCCCACCCGAAGAGCTGTGGTGGCTGCGCGGTCTGAACCATCATGCTTATGTTCAATCCAAACACTGGCGGGGACTGCGAGACCACATCCTTTTGGGACGTGGAGAGCGCTGTCAGGTTTGTGGTTTGGAAGGCTCCGATTACAGATTCGCTGTGCATCACACGACATACGCTCGGGTTGGTGAGGAGCAAGACAGCGACCTGCTTGTCGTCTGCATCGCTTGCCACAACTTGATCCATTTCCCTGAGAGTCGTGCTGCCAAGCATTGGGTGTCTGTGGTTGCATCTATGAATGGGACTTCATTGATAGAAGTGACCTGGCTGGCAGCATCGCTGCGGCCACCCGAGGTGGAGAATGATATCGATGATGTCGATGGCTGAGGAGCCCAAGCGTGTACGCAGGGGGTAAGAAGCGCGGCCCGAAGAAGGGGACCAAGATGCCCCAGAGTCACTTTCCCCACCAGGGCGTGGTCGAAGCGATTGCGTTAGGACTGGTCAAGCCGCGGCCGGGGATCTGCGCTCGCTGCAACCAGCAGCATCTGCTCTGCAGCGGCCACAACCATCCACGGGACGCGGAAGGCAACAATCTGCCGATCGGACCCTGCCGGCGCTGGCCGATGCACGGACAATCGGTCTGTTCGACCCACGGCGGCAAGGGACGCAATCGAGTGGTGGCCACCCGACAATGGGAAAAGGAGCGTAAGTTGGCGGGAGAGATGGAGAAAGCGGAACGCGCGGTGAAGACGCTGGGCTTGCCGATCCTGACCTCGCCCCAGCAGGCGTTGCTGGACGAGATCGCACGCACGGCGGGGCACGTCCAGTGGCTGGGCAATAGGGTCGGCAACTTGGATCCCGACGAGTCGACCTGGGGGCGCACGTCGGAGGAGCACAAGGAAGGTACCGACGTCGGAATCACCGAGGCGGGGAGCGCGATCGACATCACGACGACGACCAAGGCGGCACGGCCGGCGGTCTGGATCCAGCTCTATCAGCAGGAGCGCGCGCACCTCGTCCATGTGGCGAAAGTTGCCATCCAGTGCGGGGTCGCAGAAAGGTCAATCAAGCTGGCTGAAGAGCAGGGGCAGATGATCGCAGCGGTGCTGCGCCAGGTCTTCGAGGACCCCGAGCTGGAGCTGACGGAGATTCAGATCGGGGTGGCTCGAATCGTTGCCTCCAAGGCCTTGCGTACGTTGTCGACCAAGCCGTCACTGTCGGTGCTGAAGTCCATCTCCGATGCGTAATCCTGTCCCACCCATCGTGGTCGAGGCGAAGACGGTGAAAGATGCGCGCACTCTCTATCGCCGCTCGAAGAGAGTTGCGCGCATGGTGCTTAAACGGAATCAGTTCCGGATGGTTCGGTTGGGGCGGCGCGCTTAGCGTATTCCGGCTTCGGCCGGCGGCGAGCAGCGTGCCAATGGGTGGTTCCGTCGGGGTTGGGATGCGGACATTCGTAGACGTTCAGCACTCCCCGCTGGTGGCGGACTGCAAGCTTGGCTGAGCGCTTGGTTGAGTAGCGGCGCTTGCGCTGACAGTCTTCTATCGGTGAGTTGTGAGTCACGGCGGTGGAGACGGTCATCACTTTTTCTTACCAGTCAGTTTGCGCTTGCGCTCCGCCTCGTCTTCGCGCTCGAGCTTCTCGCGGCGCTTGCGCAGCATCTCGACATGATGCTTCTGGGCTGGGGTGTAGCCCTTGGTCGGGTCGTTGATCATCGCTTGACGCGGCGGAGCTTGATCGCTCCACCAGCCTCGACGGCGACGCCAGATTTGTTGATCAGGGCACGACGGCCGAACGAAAGCAGCAATTGGACCAGGTCGACCTCGATGGTGACATAGCCATGCTCGGCCGGAAGCTCGGCTGAGAAGCTCTTGGTGGCCGAGTCCCAGTGCTTGGCGGCAGGCAGGGTGACGGGGAAGGGACCGAACTTTTGAACGTCCATTTAGATCGTCTCCTTGATCCAGTCGAGGTGGTTGGTATCGGCGTTCCAGACACAGGAGACGGGCTCGTCGGAGGATTGCACCTCCCAGCGGCGCAGACCCATCCAGCGGCTGTAGAGATCGCGCCCGTAGGCCTCAGCCTCGGGCATGGTGGCGACACGTACGGCATTGCTGGCCCCGGGGGCGCTGTCGAGGTCGTGGGCGTCCCAGCAGACGATCTTGAACGATCCTGGGAGCTTGGTGTTGTGGTTGGAGTTGACGGTTGAGGGATGGGAGAGCGTGTTCGGATGGGGGCCGTGGCGGGGACAGTCGGGGATCTGGTTGGCGATGCCGGCGACCGAGCGCTCGCGGATGACGTCGCACTCATCGGCGTCGGTGGTGCCGTAGGGACAGGGGCAGGATGGGCAGTCGGCATCGGGCGCGATCTGATGCCGGCCCTGCATGTGGGCGGTCATCAGGTAGACAGGGTGACGGGTGTAGGGGACGGAGGCGCTCATCTTGCTATCTCCCAGACGAAGTAGGCAACGAAGAGGAGCATCCAGACATCCAGACGACGACGGCACGCTCGGCGATGCGGTCCCAGTTCACGACGACCGACCCATGTCGGCAAGCTCCTGCTCGTCAGGACCGCCGGTGCGCTGGTGCTTGGCCCGGATCCGAGCCAGGCGTACGCGCATGGCTTCGTAGTCGGGTTGGGGTGAGGTGGCGCGCTGGCGGGCGATGACACGCTCGAGGTGGCTAAACATGAATGGGAGATTGAAGCTCATGCGAGCTTCCCCTTAGCCACGATGAGCCGGGTTCGGATGCTGCCAACGTAGGCGGCAAACATACGCTCAAAATCGGCTTCGACTTCGAGCATGTCGGGTGACTTCGAGCACTCTGGGTGATGCGCACGGACGAGTTCAGCCAAACCTTTGACTTCAGATTCGGCGGATTCGATCAGCCGTAGGATTGACAGTTCGCCGAGGGTTTTGGGCATGCGGGTGCGTCCGGTAGTGCCCGGATAGATGCCGGGATTTATGTCGCTCATGGGTCGATGTCCTCCAGGTAAACAGGGTTGGACGGGGGGGATGAGGTGACCACAGACCGCGCTGTCCTGCGTGGGCCCTAGTTCGATTCGGGCTGAATGCCACCAGGTGAGTTCACGGTCTGTGGGGTCGGACGCGGACGGTCTAGTTGACTCCGAGCAGCTGCAAGGCACGGGCGGCGAGTTCGTCGGTGTGGCCGCCGGTGAGAGCTTCCATCCGATTCTCTTCGGCGCTGGCGCTGTCGGTCTTGCGGCGAGTCTGCAGGTGTGAGGTGTAGAAGGTGATCGCGTTGTAGGCGCCCCAAGCGGTGTCGACCTTGTTGGCCTGCGTCGGGTGGGTCAGGTAGATGGTGTCCAGGGTGTCGCGGAGCCGAATCGCGCCCGAGACTTTGCGGTCGTGCTCGGGGTCGGTGGAAGCGGGGACGGGGACCAAAGACTCTAGGAACGAGGTCCAGGCGGAGCGTGACAGGTGAATACCGAGCAGCTGGTTGGCGGCGCTGAGCTTGGCCTCGCGGGCGGTCTGAGCGTTGGCGAGCAAGCGCTGGGCCTCGGCGATCGAGTCGCGCATGTTGCGGGTGTGCTTGATCCGAAAGATGGATGCAGCGCCCCCGAGCGCGGCGGAGAGCGTGTTCTGGCAGACGACGACGATCTCCACATCGGAGGCTTGGAGCGCGAGCGAGCCGTCATGCGAGGTGCTCAAGAGCAGATGGCCCTTGATCTCGTCGCCGTTGGGCATGCTCGCCGAGTCGGGGTGCTCGAAGCACATGAATGTGCGCGAGCCGGAGCGCAGGCTACCGGCGGTGAGGACTGGGAGTCCCAGCTGGCCAAGCGCGGAGCCGAGCCCGAGGAACGTCTCCTCGTTGCTGAAGATTTCGTAGTCGGTGCCGACAACTCCCAGCGTGGAGCCATCGCCCGGGCGGTAGACGGCGACTTGGCCAGATTTGATCTGGCGAAAGACCTTGCGCTCCTCGTCACGTACGTACATCGGTTGCTTGACGAGTCCCCAGTTGGCCATCCGGGCCTTGTCGAGTGCGGTCTGGATGTCCATCTCGCCCTCGAATGGCTCGCCGAGTTTGTGCCAGGGCGTGCCCTGTTTGGTCGAGTAGACGAGACGGGCGCCGAGTTCGTCGAATTCGAGTTCGTGCATTTTGGGGTTGTCCTCCAGGTGTCGCGGGATCCGCCGGACCGGGTGCGCGTTAAGCGCTAGGTGTAGTGTGCGCTCGGAGCGTGATGTTGTCAATAGGCTTTAACCTCCGAGCATTCGATTGACGGGGTTGGATGCGTTCGCGGGGTCGGTCGACCAGCCGAGCAGGATGGCCCCGGGCGACGGTGAGTGCTCATATCGGGGCTCCGAATTTGAGGTCTGCCTCACGGCGCTCGCGGCAGTCGGCGATGGCTGCCTTCAGGTCGTGCATGCGGATGACGGCGCCTTCCAGGGTCATCACGTGCTCGGCGAGCTTGCGGCCGGTTTTGTAGCTGTAGATGCTGGCGACCACGGTGGGCTCAGCGTTGGGGTTGCCATCGGGGCGCTTGACGGTGAAAAAGATGCTCGTGCTCATGGGTACATGGTTCCTTCGCTCTAGTGGAGCTTGAATGCGAGTTTGGCCGAGGTCCGCAGGTTGACGTTCCAACACAAACCGCAGTCGGCGCAATTCTTGCGCTGGCCGGTTTGCTCCGGGCAATGGGCGATGCCGGGGGCATCGGCGAATGTGGGGACGATTTTGGTTACTGGCCAGTCTGACGGGGGCGCCGGCATAGTTGGGTCGGTCGATGCCCATAGGGTGACGTTGGGAAGCGAGCGCAGGATGTCAAGCGCTGGGAGGATGCTGGCGATTCTCCAGGAGCGCGTATAGCCGTAGAACGTGAGATCGGGGTGGGTGGCGGCGAGACGGCTCCAGAGTGTTACGTAGCCTGCGCTGACGAAGTCGCCAGAAGTGTGTAGGCGGATGACGGTACCGGCCGCTAGGACGTCAAGCTCAGCGCTGAGCAAGCGCTCGAGTTTGGCCGGATTCTGGCGCCAAAGTTCTAGGTTGGCCGCGTACTTTCCGGCCACGTTGGGGAATACGTAGTGACCCTTTTTGGCGTAGCAGACTGCGAAGCAGAATTTGGATTTGCCAGGACATGAGGGTCCAGCTGGGAGATCGAAGTGCCATATGGTCGGGCCGAGCTTGCGATTGCCGAGCGTTAAGAGTGTGCTCATGGATGCTTAAACCTCCCAAGGGAATTTGATGGCTTGCTGCGCAGACTCGAATCGGTTGCGCGCGGCCGTGAGCGCTCGCGCAATGTTGACTCGATCGCGGCGCAGAATGTCGCGGTCTACTTCCGGCAGATCGGGCGCGGCCAGGGTGCGGTCGACGTCGGCGAGGAGCCGATAGAAGTGCTGCATGCGGCCGAGTGCGCGGGCAGACTTTTGGACGTTGCGAATGATGCTCATGGGATGCTCCTATGGCCGGACTGGCCAGCAGATCGAATGACGGTAAGCGCGCTCACACTGCGCGCAGACCACATACGGCATGTCGTTTAGCCAGAAGCGAACGGTGCGAACGGGGCGCAGGTAACCACAGTCCGCGCAGTGGCCAGGATGACGGCGGGCGATTTTGGTTGCGCTCATGGCTTGCAGACCGTGCATAGCTGACAGTGGCGATTGGTGGCACCGGCCGACTGCAGACCGTGCAAACTGGCGTTAGGGTGCCCGCAGTGCTTGCAGCGATCTACGTAGGCATCGATCGCGCGGTACGTGTGGCGGATGTTGAGCACATTGCAAGTTGCCTTGAATGCTCGGCCGTCTTTGTTGTAGCTGCCACGGTCGTGGGGTTGGAGCCCTAAAGCCTGTTCCCTGCGCGCGATGTTTGAAGTTTGGATGGGCGATCGTGCACGCTAATCGCACTAGCGCTCGTTACTTTTCACTCCCTACTCTGGGGCCCGATCGTACCGGTATCCAATTCTGTGTTTAAGCTGGGGAGTTTGCTACTGGGGTCTTCAGACTCGCGGAACCTGCTACCGATCTAGTCTCTTTTCATGTAGGGTCTATCCCCGTTTATTGGCTAGCTGCCATCAGTGGAACCCATTAGAAAGCGCTACCAGATTGGCTCCGATGAGTGGAACCTAACCCGCTCGCTATGAACTTACGATCGACTGTTGCCTACACTACACCTAGGTGTAGTGTATGTCAATAGCCAAATCAAAGTAGTTGCCAGGCAACCTTTAGTCGCCGGCGGAACCATACCTGGCAGTGAGGACACGAGCGCGCGTATCTATCACACATTAGGTGTAGTGTCAAGCTTTATGTGTGTAGGATAGCCAGGCTACATAGAGTAGGTGTCAACCCCTAGTTGACAGGCTACATAGCATGGCCAGGCTACTAAGCGTAGGTTGGCGAAAAGTTCTCGGACCGATCCTGGGAGGCATGCTTGGTCCTCCACGCTACAAATTCAGAATCTCCAAATCGACCTTGACTCTACACCAGATCTGGACCATAATCACTTGGTGCTGACGATTCTGGCGGTTTGGCTGCTGTTCGACGTCGCCTTCCTCGCCGGCTGGCTGGTGGGCCACAGCAAGGGCTGGGCCAAGGGCTACGCTGCCGCGCAGGCGGCCTGGAGACGGCGTTGAACCGCTACTTGCGGGACGCGCTGATCCTGGCTCTGATCCCGCTGGCGGTGATCGCCTTCTCGCTCTTCGAGTGGTGCGGCATTACTTCGGCGCCCTGGCACACAATCTCGTTCTACGCTCAGCAGTACCGCTGGCTGCAGGCGGTGATCGCCATCCTGCCTGTAGTAGCACTCGTGATCTTCGAGTGGTGGTGGCTGTTCCACCACCTGAACCTGCCCATCCCACGGCTGCCGGGATAGATGGTCCCCGCTTGGGCGTTGCTGGTGACGGCAGGAGTTTGCTTTGCGCTCGGAGCGATCTTCACCCTCGTCGTGCTCTGGGTCGTCCAGGGCGGCCTGGCCGGCGGGTCGGATTGAATGGTTATGGACATTGTTCTCGATCCCCGGCTAGCGTCCGGCCATGGAAGATTGCACCTGTATCTGCCACGTCACCGATTCGATCTGCACCCGTTGTGCTTGCGAGGACGAAACTGAGGACGAAGAGGTATAGGATTCTCTTCGGGTGACCGGCTACCCAGGCCGGTGGATCTGCGATGAAGCGTGAGGACCACGCAGAGGAGCACCCATGGGCGTTGAGTTGAGACAGGATGACATTCCGATCGCAATCGCCAGCTGCACCGACAAGCCGATCGTCGAAGCGCGTTTCCACCTCACCGAAGTGCATTCTTTCCAGGCTTACGGCGACTCCGGGTTCGGTACCGCCAAGAGTGTGATAGTCACCATGACGGCGGCCAAGAGTGGAATCTTCGGCAAGGCCTCGCCCAACGGCAAGCTGGAGATCCACATCGCCAACCCGGGCGCTTACACGGTCTTCGAGAAAGCTTTCGATGAGGCGGCTCGTCGAGTCTACGATCCTGACTTCGCGGCGCCCAAGATGGGCTCCAAGCGATTCCGCATCTACATCGTCGAAGACGAGGATCAGGCGCCGGGGTAGACTCTTGGGGTCCGGAATTCCACAGCCACCAAGGAGAAAGTTCATGCAGTTTGGCATCAGCATCAACGGCGACTCACCGAAGTCACACAACAAGCTGGAGGCGGCGGTCGAAGCTTTCCTCGAGGAGCTGAAGGACGTCGAAGGCATAACCGTCAACGTCACCGGCTACACCCACGATCGCACGCAGACCAGGACAATGGGCCGGCTGCCGCGTGAGGAAGCTCGTGAGGAAGCTGAGGAGAAGGCAGCCGAAGCCAAGCCGAGTCGCGGTAAGGACAAGAAGCCGGCCGCCAACAAGCTCGGTCCGGGCGAAGAGTGGGACGCCACCGACGCCGCGAGCAAGGAAGCCAAGAAGCGCAAGATCGATATGGCCGAAGTCGAAGGCACCGGTCAGGGTGGAACGGTGACCAAGACCGACGTCGAAGAGCACGCCAAAACCGAGTAAGCTGTTCGTCAGTTCTTGGACCGGCCCGCCGGCACCGAAGCTCCCGAGAGTTCTGCGGCGACAAAGGAGCAACGAACTGAATCCGCAGATGGGGAGGGCGCCGAGAGCCTCTGGCTCTTAAGCGCTCTCTCGGCTACTATTTGGCTATGAACCAAATCACATCATTTGGACTCGGTCGTATCGCTGCTCTCCTCATGCTGGTCGTTCTCTTTCTGGTCCTGATCGGCGTCGTCGCCTTCACCAAGACGATCCTGCTCGTTCTCTTCGTGCTGATCGCGATCGCCCTCCTGCTCTAGCTTGTCGCACAAACGTCGGGACTCCAGTGCTGAGAACCTGGAGTGGATCGCCAAGCGCAACAAGGAGCGTGAGGAGGCGGCTCGCAAATCGGCCGAACAGCGTCGGGCTCAAAATGTCCCCGGATTTAAGCGGATGACGGTCGAAGACGAGTACTGAAACGATAGTATTGGCGTTGTGGGTATCGACCTCACCGGAGCCAACGCCAACGCCGTCTCGCTCGTCCTGGTCGCGCTGATCGTCGGCATCTTCGGATTCGCCGGTCCAATCATCGTCCAGCGCATCCAGAATTCGCAGCGTCAGAAGGAGCGGCGGGAGGACAAGGCAGACCGGGATGCTGTCGCCCAGCAGGCGCAGGTGGCTGCCGACAAGCTGGTCACCAGCCAGACCGAAACAGCCGACAAGTTGGTCAAGTCCAACGCCGATGTGGCGGCCAAACTGGTCGAGAATGCTGACGCCACCACACCACTGCTGCAAGAGATTTCCAAGACCGGGCTGGCCACCCACCAACTGGTCAACAACGACCGCTCGATCGACAAGACCTACATCGCCAAGCTGACTTTGATCATCGCTCGCCTGCTGCCTGACGACGGGGACGCGCAGGCCGCCGCTCTGGAAGCCGAGAACGACGCTGCCCGCCTGCCCAAGCCGATCGACAAGACGTGACAGTCGTCGTCCTCAGCTATCCGAATGGGGCCCAAGAAGAGGTTCTGCTGGTGGGGGTCCCACGCGTCGGGGATCACATCCGCCGTCGTCACGCTAACCTCGAATCAAACGCCCTGGTCGTCGATTCGGTGGTCTGGATAGAGGGCGGCAACGGATCGCCCGAGCCCTCGGTGCTAGTCACCGTCCATACTCACGACTGAGGATCTTCTCAGACGCTAGAGCTTGAGTCCAGCTTCAGCCATATTGCCAATCTGGTGGAGGAGGAATTCCGCCGAAGTCTCCTCATGATCGTCGACCAGGGTGATGATGTCGGTCAGAGTTTTACGCAGCCGATCACGGTGCGCCAGCAGCATTTCTCGTTCATCTTTCATCGAGCGCATGAGCAGATCGTTTTCCACGCTTAGACTGTAAAACACCGATGATCGACCTCGCAAACAGCTTCACCCAGCAGCCGGATCCGCTGAGCATCGCGGCCGACATCATGGAGAAGGGTTCGCAGTCCACGGTCGAGGAGTTCTGCAACGTCGAGCTGCAGGAGGAGCTGTACTCCAAGCAGCGCGAGATCACGTCATCGATTCTGGTCAATCGGCGCACCGCGGTGAAGAGTTGTCACGCTGCCGGCAAGAGCTACCTCGCCGCGCGCACCGCCGCCTGGTGGATCAAATTTCATCGCCCCGGCGAGGCCTTCGTGGTCTCCACCGCGCCGTCCAACGACCAGGTCAAGGGTGTTCTCTGGCGAGAGATCAACCGCGTCCACAAGAAGGGACATCTGGCTGGCCGGGTCAACCAGACAGAGTGGTGGATCGACGACGAGCTGGTCGCCTTCGGACGCAAGCCGCAGGACCAAGATCCCGGCTCCTTCCAGGGCATCCACGCCCGTTACGTGCTGGTAATAATTGACGAAGCGTGCTGGGTACCTAAAGATCTCTGGATGGCTGCCGGCTCCTTGGCCGCCAACGAGAACTCACGCATTCTGGCCATCGGCAACCCCGACGACCCAGGCTCTTACTTCGCGGAAGTCTGCAAGCCGGGAACCGGCTGGCACGTAATTCGGATCAGCTACCGGGACACACCAAACTTCTCAGACGAACCTGTGGCTCCACTACTCAAGGAGCTGCTCATCTCCGAGATCTACGTCGATGAGATGCGTCATGAGGTCGGCGAGCAGGGAGCGCCATTCATCTCCAAGTGCGAAGGTGAGTTCCCGGTCGAGGCCGAAGATGCGGTGGTCTCAGTTTCCAAGCTGATGAGCTGCATGCAGCCCGAGCAGTCGCACACCGCAAAGGAGCTTTCTCCTCACGAGTTGGGATGGGACGTTGGCGCCGGCGGTGACAAGAGTGTTGTCCGAGAACGTATGGGGATCAAAGTTGGCCGCGTCTGGTATCCCAAAGGTGGCGCCGACACCATGCAGCAAGTCGGCAACGTCGTCAACATCATCAATCAGACCAAGGCCACCGCGATTAAGGTGGACACCATCGGCATCGGCCACGGAGCCGCCGACCGGCTCGATGAACTGCGCCGTGAGGGCAAGCACAACGCCAAGGTGGTGCGCGTCAACGTCTCCGAGAAGTCGACCAAGCCGCTCAAGTACATGCGCCTTCGAGACGAGATCTGGTGGACGATCGGACATCAGATGATCAACGACGGGGTGCTCGACCTGTACGGCCTGGACGATCCCACAGTGGCGCAACTACTCTCGCCAAAGTATCAGCTCGACTCCGGCGGACGGATCAACATCGAGGACAAGAAGGACACCAAGGCTCGGCTGGGCCGCTCCCCCGACGACGCCGACGCGCTGCTGCTCGCCTTCTACCACGGTTTCGGTCAGGGTCAGGCCTTTCAAGAGGCCTGGCGCAAGCAGACCGCGAAGGCGCTTGGGGCCCACCCCAACCAGACCCCAGCCGCCAGCGATAATCTATCGATCTCGCACCCGTCTCCCGTCTTCAGCCTCATGAAGAGGCCCCGCCGCGTTCCACAGCAGATCAGCACCAGAACCTCCTGCGAGCATCGCTTTCGCGGTCCGGCTGTTGGAGATACGTGCGTTTTCTGCGGTACGGGCAGACAATGAGCGTCGTACGTGGGCGCCAAGTGCTTCATGGTCGAGAGGATCATGGATTGCTGGTTAGAAGGTGGAGGTCAGCGTGTCGGTGCGATGGTCTGGGCTTGGCATGAGTACGAGGCGTACGACACTCAACACCGGCCGTTTCCCCACCTCATGGTCATGACTCCAGCAGGTCTTGTCTGTATGGATTGCCCAGAGACGGATCCTCCTCACAGCTATTGGGTGCGGGACGGCGAGCTGCCAAATGTGACCGTCTCCCCGTCGCTCAACGTCAACGAAGGTAACCCGGGAGCGTGGCACGGCTGGCTGATTGGGGGAGAATTGACACCGTAGTGGGCACCACGGTTAAAGACCTGAAGCGAAAGTCGAAGACGATCAAGTCCACTCCCGTGCTCCGTGCGACCAGAACTCCACTGGCTCTGCGGACACCCGAGCGGCCAATCCCGGTCTCAATTGTCCGCCAGCCTTACCAGCGCCGGCGCAAGTACAACGCCGAGTACATGGTCAAGGCGGTCAAGGTTGCACTGCGACCTGACGAGCTGATCCACATACCTCAGAGAGACCGCGAGATGGTCAAGGCGGCAGCTGACAAGATCTCACGCGGAGCTTCAATCGCATCTCTTGGTGGCCGGGGGGGAGGTCCAAGCGGACGCACACCGGGGCCACCGATGCCGGTCTCGGTGACTCAACTGGCGCAGGAGGCAGCGCGCGCGTTGCGTCCGTCCTCTGGCACCACACCAGCTGACATCGAGGTCGCACTCCGTAGACAGGGAATTGACTGGGTTGAGCCATTCGCTCCCGGTCGACCTCTCACGCCCTACTACGGATACAGCCGACGAATGCGGCAAATGGACTACAAGGTCGGTCGAAACATCACAACCGACACCAGGCCAGATCGTTTGCCATTCTCATTGCTCAAACAGCTCAACGAGGGCTACGACATCGCGTCGATCTGCATCCGCCACATCATCAGCGACATGCGGGCCATGAAGCTCGGCTTCGGCCCCATGGACGATTACGACGGTGAAGTCTCGAAGGACATCCTGGAAGCAAAAAAGTTCCTCCGTAAACCTGACGGCAACCGGCCATTCCCGATCTGGCTGGCGCAGTGGATGATGGACATTCTCCGCTATGACGCCGGATGTCTTTATCGAGAGCGCAATGCCGCCGGCAAGCTGGTCGCCCTCAAGGTCGTCGAAGGCACCATCGTTGCTCCGATCGTCGACTACTACGGTGATCGGCCAATCCCACCAGCGCCATTCCTGCAGCAGTTCGTGAATGGCATTCCGTGGGACTGGGCGACCACTGACGACGTCATCTACGAACCGCACTGGCCGCTGCCCGAGAGTCCATATGGCGTTGCACCGGCGGAGACCATCGTGCTCAATGCCAACACCGACGTCCGCTTGCAGCTCTTCTTCCTCCAATTCTTCACCGCTGGGGTGGTTCCAGAGATGCTGCTTGAGGCGCCAGCAGAGATGACTGACCCGGACGCGATCTCCGAGCTGCAGGAGGACTGGGACAACTTCTACGAATCCAACCAGACCGGACGTCATGGGGCCCACTGGGTGCCTGCGGGGACCAAACCCTGGCCCTACAAACCGACGGTGTTCGATCCCAACTTGTCCAAGTACGTGATGATGCGGTCGGTTGCCGCCTTCGGTCTCATGCCTCAGGATCTGGGATTCACCGAGTGCTATTCCGAGGATACCGAGTGCTTGACCGCCTCCGGTTGGAGGCAGTACCACGAGCTGAGCCGGGATGATCAGATCGCCACCTACAACCCTGAGACCCAACAGATCGAGTACCACTGTCCGATCTCGATCCACATTCATCAGCACAAGGGTGAGATGGTCCGTTTCAAGAGTCGCAGTGTCGATGTCATGGTTACGCCGCACCACCGGATGTGGGCTTGGAAGCAGACCCAGGACAGGACGCCACAGAACCGTCCCTGGGACTTCATCGAAGCTCAGGATTTGGCTTCCGCCTCGAGATTCGGATTCGTCAACATCACCGAAGGACGCGACCATCAGCTCTGCCACGACCACGTTTCGCGTGAGACGTATGACGGAGTGGTATGGTGCCTCGAAGTTCCGCATCACCTGTTCGTAACCCGGCGCAATGGAGTAATCGCAGTCCACGGCAACACTGTCAACCGCTCGACTGCAGACGCTTTGGCAGATACACAGTTCAGGATTTCCACGCTGCCCAACACCGAGATCTACGAAGCGATCATCAACATGGTCATTCAGGACGACCTCGGTCTGCCCGTGGAGGTCCATTTCGACACCGGGCGGGAGAAGAAGGATCGACTGATGGAGGCTCAGGCCCACCAGATCTATGTCGCTATGGGCTCGGAGTCTCCGGACGAGGTGCGGGATGAAATCCTCGGTCTGCCTGTGGACAACGACAACCGGCTCCCCCGCTTCTACGACTCAGACCGATTGGGTCCTGTGCCCCTGGCCTGGATCATGGCCGTCTCTGGAACCATCGATCCGAGCACCCTGTCTCCGTTCGGGGTGATCCCGCCATTGCCATTCGTCCCCATCATCGGCCAGAAGGAGCCATCCGGTCCGGCGGAGCCAGACGGATCTCCGTCCAGCGGAAGCTCTACACCAAAGAAACCAAAGCCGAAAGCGGCAGCAGCTGCAACCCCCACAGCACCGCTGCCCGTCCTCCCCACCGGTACCAAAATCCCGCCCGAGACGGCGGTCAGTCAGCCTGGCCAACACGCTAAGGATTCGCACGAGCAGGTGGGCGACATGCACACCGATCCGGAGGGGCGAATTGATCAAGACGGTCATGCCGATGTGCCGACAGTCAAGCTCCGTGGTGCCGCTGCGCGCAACGAGTACCGCGTCGACGCCGGCCAATTTAATGCTCCTCCAGCCGGTACGACCGAAGGATCTCGAGGCCCGCGGCTGCCGCAGGGATCATCGGCACCGAAGCGGACATCTCCTCCACGGCGCTCTGCGAATGGCAACGCTCTGAAGGAAGGCGGAATCACATCTGGGACAGCGCTGGCAGGCATCGATGGCCCAAGCACCGATGACGAAGACGATGACGTAATCCTGCTGTCGCAGGAAGCTCGTAAGGAACTGCTCCGCTGGCGTGATGTCGCGCGCAAGAAGGCTAAGGACAAGAAGAAGCAGCGCTACTTCGAGTCCGGCATTATCCCTCAGGAAGTCTCCACCCGGCTGCACATGGCGTTGGCCCAAGCGCAGAACCGAGAGGATGTGGACAAGGTCTTCGAGGCCGCCATGGATCCTCGGCCGACAAACGCCAAGCCGGAGCCACTAGACGTACATAAGATCAACGGTGTGGCCATACGCGCTGGCAATACCGGCCGCGTCCTCATGCTCCAGCGCGCGATGGTGCAAGGCGATCCCGCAGCTGGCCAGTGGGAGTTCCCCGGTGGACACAAGGGCTACGAAGAGACCGACCAGGAAGCGGGCTATCGAGAGTGGCAGGAGGAGACCGGCATCTTCTTTCCCAAGAAGGCGCAGCTCTTCTCTAGGTGGGAAAGCTTCAACGGACGCTACATCGGTTGGGTATACGAAGTGCCGACCGAGGATGATGTTCACATCGACGGTCGTGAGGATGTGAAGAACCCGGACGGCGACACGTTTGAAGCGGTGGCGTGGTTCGATCCGCGCGACCTCGCCAACCACCCGGGGATCCGTCCTGAGTTGAAAGCGGACATCGCTGCGGTACAGTCAGCATTGACCTGGCCGCGGAAGAAGAATGAACTGGGACAGGAGTAAGAGGTACTTATGGCAACGAAAGAGGCTATCGACAATCAGTCAGCAAAACAGCGCGCAGCTGACAAGGTAACGACCGGGCAGACAGCGTCAGGCCACAATGTGTCGACGGCATTCGACAGCGTCGACAATGCGACCACGGTTGGTGCAGCTGGAGGGGCGTCGGCACTGCCGGCCACTCCGGTTGGCTACACCATGATCACCATTGGTGGCGTCCTCTTCAAGATGGCGTACTACAACCCCTGATTCAGATCTACGTTCCCTGGACGAAGATTGCTCGTGAGACGGAAGAAGCTCTTCGCGGAGTAGTCCACACCAGAGTTCCGATGCGGAGTCCAAGCGACTACTCAAGCCTTTTTCGAGCTTTGGTCGATCTTGGTAATGACTTTGCAATCATCGAGCACGACATAGCCATCCATCGGGACGTCATGCCGCAGCTCGAAAGCTGTCTAAACCCATGGTGCGTGTTTCCATTTTCGGGCGGCCACGAACTGTTCTACGAAGGCCTCGGCTGCGCTCGGTTCAGAGTCAAATCGTTGCTCTCGATCATCCCCGACTTCAGTGCCAGGATCGGAGACTGTCGGTGGAGCGACCTCGATACAAGAGTAGGAACGATCCTCAAGGAGGCAGGTGTTCAATTTCACACCCACTTGCCTCCAGTGCTTCATTTCCATCACTGGGAGGTGCCATCCGGACATCTGCCGGGATGTAAATGTCCGACCTGTACGTGGGTCAGAGGTGTGCATCCTTAGTGATCACGTGCTTGAACGAGGGGTAAGATGCTGATCGTCATCGCAATATCTAGGAGGGAGAATCGGTGAACCTCTTCCAGCAAGCGTCAACCGGACTTACTGCCAACGGGTCATCGGCACCGATCAATGTCCCGGCGTCCATCCGACGTCTCGAGTTCGACCTCAACATCTCGGCTCTGGCCGGCACCTCGCCGACCATCACGATTTTCGTTGAGGGTCTGGACGACGAAGGTGTTTGGTATTCGCTCTACGCTCCCACCGTGATCAGCACGGTGGTCGACACGCCGCAGAGCATCGGCCCCGGGATGCAGTCCAACACCGTCATCCCCGATACCATTCGGGTGCGCTGGGTGATCGGCGGATCCGCCGGCCAGACGGTCACCTGCACCATGTCTCTGATTGGACAGCCAGAAGGGCAATAGGCGTGTGCTGGAGTTGCTCATGCGGGTCAGAATCTCTTGAGATATCTGAGGGCTGCTTTGAGCAACACAATGGAGTCATGAAGTTGTCCGATTCCTGCGTTGCAATTGGAACAAAGCAACCCCCGACGCTTTCCAGTCAAATGATCGTGGTCAACAGCAAGAAGTCTTCCGTTAGGAGGGTTCAAGCAAATCGCACAGACGCCGTCCTGGCGGTCCAGCATCGCTTCGTATTCTTCGACAGTCATGTCGAATTTCCGTTTCAACTCTCCCTTCCGGAATACGGCCGGACTTCGCTTTCGATAGTCGCGGTAGTACTGACGGGAGTGTTCAAGCTGCTCCGATGTACGATTTCGTTTGTACTCTCGGTGGCGCGCGTTGTCGCACAAGCGACAGTAAGCTCCGTGTCCCGTACCACCACGTTCTGGTTGAGGCTTTCCAAATTCCGACAGTGGCTTCCTCTTGCCGCACCTAGGACAGCGTTTATTTTTTGCTTCCAGGTCGGTGGCCGTACGTTGGAAGACCATATGAGGATCTTACTATAAATTGTGTTGGACTTGCGGCTGTATGATTCCCTCCGATCCTCATGGTGATCTCAGAAACATCATTACTATGCAACTCGATGCGGCGACCAAGACGGATGCCTTCCAGTCGAAGAACCACGACCAGGGAGTGCCGCAGGCAGTAGCCAACATTACCAAGACGCTCTCGCTTTACCGCGGGCGCTCCGCCGGCGTGTACCCATTCAACGCCATGAAGGAGTTGGGTGCGGAAGTTGCTCTCAAGGCGGTGGCTGAACAGTCGGAGCGGCAGTACACTCTCGCTCTCGCTTACCCAGCCAATCGAGCCGATCGTTCTGTGGCGGCTGACGGATTCCGCGACTTCGCTCCCGCCGACGTGCTCGAAAATGCGGCTTGGGGCTATCTCAAGAAGGGGGCGAGAGTTGGTCTTCTCCACCGCAAGGGAACTGAGGGTAGTGGTGTAGTTGTCGAGTCGTACATCTATCGCGGACCGGACTGGGAAGTTGTAACGCCCAGCGGCGAAAAGACGATGATCAAGTCCGGCGATTGGCTACTCGGTACTATTTGGGACAACCTAGCATGGAGAGCAATCAAGTCGGGAAAGCTGACAGGAATGTCCCCACAGGCTAAAGTCAGACGTCGTATTCCCAGTGCAGAAGCTCTGGCTGGGTTGAGGAGAGACTGATATGGCGGTCGAGATAACAGAATTCGTCGAGATCGATCCAGACAGCGTTCACGCGGTTTACAAGGCCGCCAACGGCACCTCCTTCCTCATGATCAAGCAGGTCGGCGATGACGATGCCGACGATAAACCGGAAGAGGACGAGGAGCCGGACGAGACGGGCAAGGCGACCAAGGAGCTGTTGTTCTGTGGCGACCCTGGTTGCGAGGTCTGTATCGGCCGCGCCGCAAAGGGCAAGCTCAAGATGTCAGAGCGACGGCAAATGCCGAAAGCTGACTTCGCCGTTCCCGACAAGGCTCCCGAGTCGGGGTCCTATCCAGTCAACGATCGCGCCCACGCGCGCAGCGCCCTCTCTCTCGTCTCCCAGCACGGGACACCTGAGGAGAAGGCGGCTGTCCGCCGCAAGGTGGCTTCTAAGTACCCCGACATCGGTCAGGGGAAGAAGCAAAAGAAGCAGCTGAGGAAGGCGCTCAAGGAGGTGCCTGCGCAGCAGACGGTCGAGCAGTCCTTCCACGGCATGGTCCCCGCGACCGATGCTCAGATGGAGCAGACCAAGAAGAACCAGCGTAGCCAGGCGCGTGGTGCTGGCGGCACATCGGACAGGCCGAGTGGGCAGCCCAAGTTCCCGGATGTAGGCACCATCCCTCAGAAAGACACCGGCTACGGTCGCACTGCCTCGAGCCAGCCGTCCATCACCACTGACACTCAGGGCGCGGAACGGCAGACCGAGGAAGAGGCACGGCAAAACGCATCCAAAGAGGCTGCGAATCCAGACAGCGGCATGGAGCACGATATGCACACCGGGCTCGGTGACGCCAATCCCGAAGACGTGCCGCGAGTTGCTGGAACCGCAACTGAGGAGGCGCAGTCACAGACCCGAGCCAACGTGCGTGAGGCGAAGAAGGGGTTCAAGTTCAAGGTCAAGAAGACCGGAAAGAAGAAGCGGAAGAAAGGCACACCCCACGAAATGAGCGGTGCGCTGAAACAATCGGATACGCAGAGGGTAGTATCGTGGCCACACGCCACAAAGGAGCTGGACAACATGAACGGTGCCGAGTTCGCGGAGACCCTGATCGCTACGTTGGACGCCCGCGATGCTCGGAAGGCCGAGGAGCGGAAGGCCAAGAAGACAGCTCGCAAGGAAAAGGCCAAGAAGGCTGAGAAGAAGGCTCGCAAGGCCGGAGCGACGACCGCGGGGAACGAAGAGGCCGCTCGATCAGCGGCGAAGTCGATGACCCCCGAGCTGCTCGTCGAAGGTGTTGCGTCCAAGGTTTCGGAGGCGTTCAAGACGGCGCTCAAGCCGCTCGTGGACGACATCGAGAACCTGAAGAACCAGCCGGCTCGTCCTCGCCTCGCGGTCAGCAACCTCGCTGGCCAACAGCCGGTCATGCGTGACCAGGCCAAGAAGGGCGAAAGCCCGATGGACCAACTGGCCCCGCTCGAGGAGATGTTCAAGTCCGAACGGGACCCATACAAGAAAGAAAAGCTCGGCAACGAACTGACCAAGGCGAGATTGGTGATCCGGGAGCGCATCGCTCACGGGGTGCCCGTCTCAGGAGCGGACGCGGAAGCGCTCGCCGCTGCGGTCGCCCGCTAGCCGAACCACCACAAGGAGAAAATAGACATGTCTTGGGGAGCCGATACCCTCGGCGTCTCGAACGACACGTTCGAGATGATCAAGGCGGCGACCAGCGGCATCGTGACCGGTACCGATCTTGCCGGCATCGATCTTCAGCCGCTCGTTTCGCTTGTCCCGACCGACACTCCGTTCTTCAACTCGACGCCGCGCGTCGGGGCGAAGCAGGGCGCGCTGTTCGCCTATTGGCAGGCGCTGCTCAACGTCAACAACCAGCAGGTTGACGTCGGCGTTCCGTTCGACCAGGCAGCTGGACTGGTTCAGATCGCGAACCAGTACATCTTCTCGCCGTTCGTCCCGCTCGGCCTGGGCGGCACCGTCACGCAGGACGCTCTTGCTCAGGCGCAGGGCTACGCCGACGCGCTGGCAGTGGCCACGCTCGAGACGATCAAGCAGGTGCTGATCGGCCTCGACATCCACCAGATCGGAGCGCAGAGCTTCGCTCTGCCCACCGTCGGGACCATCTCGCTGACCACGTCAACGGCAGGGGGCTCGGTCGCCACGGCGACCACCCTGTTCATCAAGTGCGCAGCTCGTTCCAGCGTGAACTACTACCGTGGTGGTTCAAACGTAGCTTCGGCTGAGGCGAGCCTCGTCGACGGCGCAGGCAGCACCAACTCCTGGACGGCGACCGTTCCAGCTGTCAGGGGAGCTGTCGCCTACGATTGGTACGTCTCCAGCACGACCGGCACGGAGAAGTACTACACGACCACAACCGTCAACACCGTGGTGATCACCTCGATCCCCGGTTCGACCCAGAACGTTCCCAGCCTCCCCGGCATCTTCAACGCCGGTCTGGCCGGTCCGGCATCGGTGCCGGTGGCAGACGTGTCCTTCCAGACGTACTGGCAGAACGGTCTGATCGCCTCCATCCTGGGCGATTTCTCGGCCCAGCCGGACGCGCTCGGCGTCTCCGGTGCGGTGGCCAACCTGGTCACCCCGGGCTCCGGAACCACACAGGGCGCGTACTTCAAGAGCCTCGACGGAGGCAAGCTCCACGTCGCCGGCGCGGCGCTGCTTGAGCTGGACGCGATGAACCAGGCCATTTACGACACCTACCAGCTGACGGCGACACGTTATCTGATGGGTTCGCAGTCGATCAACGATATCGCCAACGCGGTCTTGAACAACCCGCAGGCGGTGACCTGGCTGGTGCCAACGGACTCGGACGGTCGCGCCCGGGTCGTCGCAGGTGGCGCCGTGGCGCTCTACCTGAACAAGACCGTGAACGGCAAGCCGATCACGATCGAACTGCAGCCGCACTTGGCCCCAGGGACCATCGTTGCGGTCGTCGACGAGGTGCCATTCCCGGGCGCTAACATCGACCAAGTGTTGTCAGTCGAAACCCAATACGACTTCTGGCGCTTCGACTACGGCGCAAACCGTGCTGCGGGTGCCACCGGCGGCCCCCGGTACGACTTCGAGATTCGCTCCAAGCAGGCGTTCCGGAATAAAGCTGCTCCTGTGATGGGGATTATCGCGAACATCGCCCCGGGCACCTCGTAGGTCCAGGGCACAGGATGAGCCGAAGGGAGAAGATGGGCTGGAGGTTGTCCTCCACCAGCTCGTCTCTCCCTGAGGCTCCCTGACAAATAAAAGGAGGACGACATGTTCATCAAGCACTTTCGTGAGGTTACCTACAGGGTTCCGGACCCGATGCGTCCTGGCCACACCGCGTTCGACCGGCGCATGGATTCGGCGGGAACTCATGCGATATCGCACAACGGCAAGGAGTATCACGCCGATGCCGACGGATGGTTCGATCTACCCCCAGAGGTGGCCGACCATTTCCTCAAGTTCCCCGGCTGGTGCTCGCCGGAGATGGTCGATGAGGAGATCGTTGCGGGTAGGATTCGGAATGATGCCGAAGAGCTTCCCAACACCCGCGCCGAGATCAAGAAGACGACCACGAAGAAGCGGAAGGGAGCAAAACTGGCCAAGGACGTCTGACGTCCGGAGAGTGAGGAGCTAAGTTGTCGGTTCCTTACTCTCCAACTCCGTTCTCGACTCCAGTCCCGGTCAACCCAACCTACGGTGGCGTCCTCGGCGACATCATCCCGTACATCTCGCCGACCGCTTACCGGTCGGAGCCGACCTCGATGTCGACCAACGACCTCATTCCGTCCAGCCAGACCACGCAGTCCAATGCAGCTGCCCAGGAGCAGGCGCTCGTCGACACATTGCGCCGCGCGTCAGAGTGGACTGATCGCATCTGCTTCGGAGCTGTCGCATCCTCCAAGCGCACCGGACTGCGGGCTTCGATCAACGTCGAGGTCGATGTGGTTCCAGTCATCAACGGGTATCTCAAGCTCTACTGCGATATCAAGCCGATCGCCGAAGTCCGCGGTGTCGACGTCGGCGTCGTCATGGGTTCGCTGACCAGCATCGGAGCCTCGCTGGCATCGGGAATTCGGATCGGACGGCGCACCATTTACGTTCCCTTCTCCATTCCCTACTTCTCAGCCTCCTTCCGCAACTACGCCATGGTCGAGCCTCCAGATAAGTTGACCGTAGTTTGGGCGTATGTGGGCGGCTTCCCGCACACCTCTCTGGCCGCCAACATCGTGTCTGGAACGAGCAGCGCGACTCTGACTCCAACCGACGGCTCAACCGGCCTGCTCGCTGTCTACCCGGGCACCTCGATGGAGATCGTTGACGGTGTCAACACCGAGTACTTCGTGGTCCAATCGTTGAACAACAACGTGGTCATTTCGACTACTCCATTCGTCAACAACCACGCTGTTCCTGCGGGCCCCGACTTCATCGCTGTGACCTCGGTGCCTCCTGGTGTGCGGCTGGCCACCACCTTCCTGTGTACAGCGCTTCTGAAGACCCGTGGCGACTCAAGCATCGCGCTTGAAGAGATCACTTCGCCGAAGGTGATCCAGAAGGTCGCCGGCGATGTCTTCGTCGACATCATGATGGCCAAAGACATGCTCAAGCCCTACATGAGCCGTGTCAAGAAACCACGCTGATGAGCCGCACTGCGGTTCGAGGTGCAATCCAGCAGTATCTGTCGTCCTCGAACGTCGAGTACGTCGGAACCGTATTCTCGCATCCTCCGAAGTGGACCAACGAGACCGACTTCGTCGCCAACGGCTACCCTGGGCAAGGCTCGGGGGTCGTTATCTACATCCATCTTCGTCATCAGTCGGAGTTCCGCTTTGCTCTCGGCGGAGCGACCAGCGGTATGAAGATGCGAATGTACAAATGCACCTTGATCTGCCTGCTCAACTCCAAGAAGACGAACGCCGAGGATTGCGATGCCGACAACGACACCTTCATCGACTCGCTGACAGCCGCCATTCAAGCCAACCGCAACGCCGGCAACCCCGCAGCGATCTTTCAGTGGGGGGAGGGGGATACTCTCTACGGTGTGGACGTCGTGGTCGATACGACATTTCCCCGTCCGATCAGGCAGCAGACTATGCGCCAGAGAAGCCTGGTCGAAGTTGCAGTTCTCGAGCAGATGAACACTTAGGAGTAACGAGATGAACGATAAGCTGCCCGACGAGACGAAGGCTGACCCGACGAAGCTCGGTCCAGGCGAATCCTGGGACGCTACCGCGGGAGCCACCAAAGAAGCGGAGAAGCAGGGGATCGACATGGCCCAGGTCCAGGGCTCAGGAGCAGGTGGCACTGTGACCAAAGACGATGTGACGGCTCACAAGGCCGCGGCAGCGAAGATGGTCAAGAAGACGATGATCAACACCGGCTTCCACACTCGGAGGTGGGATGCCATCCAACGCTTTGAAGACAGAATTGGCGAGGACGACCAGACGATTCAGTTGGCCGGAACAACGCTCGAGCTGGAACCTGGAGAATCAGCGTTGGTCTCCGTTTCAGCGGATTTTGAAGATCCTTGGCTGAAAGAGGCTAAAGTGGTGGCGTCCAAGAAGGACGGCTCGAAGAAAGAGGTCTGAACGTGATGAATCGATCAGTTGCTCCGCTCCACGGCTGGGACTCTCGGTTCCATCTTGCCGTCATCGATGGCGAAGTCCGTCGAGTCCCCCGCATCGGCGGCGGCGTCAACACTGCTTACGCTACGCCTCAAACCACCATCGGTCTCATACCGGAGGTGACCCGCGGTGTGCCGCTCGCTCCCTCCTACTGGTTCAAGGTCAAGGCTCCGAAGTACAAGCCTGACCTGACCATGATCGAAGACGACACGCTGCAGGGCTCGATGGTCAAGGTTTACGAGACCATCCCCGGCCTTCGCTACGACTCTCACAGCTGGGACTCCTTCCTCTACATGGACGTGATGCCTCTGCTCGCCAAGTTCGAGTTGGGCTCCACCGACACGGTGACCACAGCCACCGCCTCAACCACCATGGGTGCTGTTGCCGCCGGCGTCACCGCAGTCACCTTTGCTATCTCGATCGCAACCGGCGCCTTCATCGTCATCGATACCGGCGGGCTCCTCGAGGCGAACTACGTCAAGACCGGTGGCACCTCCGCCACGCTTCAGTTCCCGCTCAACTACGCTCACGGGGCTCTCACGGCCGTCACAGTGCTGACTGGGCACTCCTTCTCGCTGCTCAACAACGCCGGAACAGTCGGCAACCAGCCGCCTTCTGCCACCATCACCGACTTCGACGGTGAGGAATGGCGTCAGCTGGCGGCAGCTCAGCTCGACAAGCTGACCATCAAAGGCAATGCGACCGGATTGGCCGACTACAGCAGCACCTGGTTTGCCAACCCATCAATTACACCCACGCCTCCAACAGCGGCGTTTACAGTGCTCGATGCAGCTCCCGGCTGGACGGCGATGGTTCAGATCGGCGGCGTCTCCAAGAACTATGTCATGGATTGGGAGGTTGATCTGTCGCGCAGCGTGAAGCCGATCCCGGCCTTGACTGGGACGCAGGAGTACTTCATGTACTTCGCCGACGCCATCACCTGCCCGGGCAAGCTCACCGTGATCGAGCAGTCCGGCGCACCGGAGTTGACTCAGTACCAGAGCGGAGCCGCATTTACGCTCGACATCTTCGTCTACGATCGGCTCTCGGGCGATGCCATGTACATCCATTCCAGCAAGTGCCGATTCAAGACAGGCGAAATCGACCGCTCGAAGACGTGGGTCGAAGCGCCGCTCACTATGGATTTGCTGCCGACCTCAACCGACGCTGGAGCTGGTGGCGTATCTCCGCTCAAGATGATGTTCGGAAACACACAGGTTACGGCATACTAGGCCATTCGCCGACAACCAAATAGGAGGACAACATGCGTTTGATTGAAGTTCCGGGCGGGCTCGCAAAGATCAAGGAGCAGAAGGATCTGCGAGGGCGCGACACTAAGCTGATCAAGGCCTATGCCCTAGCGGCCCAGAGCGTTCTGCTCAAGATTCCCGAGGAGGCGAGGCCGAAACCGGGAGAGTCGAAAGAGGATGCTGGGAAGCGGATGCAGGAGCATCTGGAGACGCACCCAGTTCAGATGTCCGGTGATGAAGGAATGCGGATGCTTGACATGAAGGAGGCGATCATGGTCGCCTACCTTGCCTCTTGGACACTCGAGATCCCGCTGCCGACGATGGAAACGATCGGAGATCTCCCTGACGAGATCTACCAGGCCCTCGATGATGCCGTCGGCGGCGATGCGATCAAGGTGGCGGTAGCCAGCGTCGACTTCGACGTCAACCCTGACCAAAGTTCCCCTACTGGGCCCTCGAAATCCTCAGACTCCACATCGAGGGCAGAGGTCTTCCAGGATCAGGAGTCGATCTCGCAATCGGAGAACGGTACAGGTCATTCAGCTGGAGAAAAATCTTTGGACTCCGTGAGGCTGACTACGACGACACCCACAGTCTGACCGTCGATTGGGATCTCGGCTTCGCCAACATGGAAGCCAAGATCCAGAAAGAGGCGATCGAAAAGGGCCAGAATAGGTCCTGATATGCCGATCGACGTTAGAGCCGCCCAGGACGCTCTTGACCGCCTGATTGCGGCTCTTCCGGCGTCAGCGGCTCACGTCTCGAGCGAGATGGCGTCGGAGGGCCAACGGGCGGCTCGCGCCAACCTGAAGGATCCAGTCGGTCCTCTGGCCGAGTCGATTCTGATGGAAGGGCCAGATCACGTCGGGACATTCGCTTATCGCACCAGGCTGGGACCGACGCTCGATTACGGCCGTCAGCGAGAGCTTGGCGGCCCGATCGATCCCGTGAACGAATCGATCCTCACGGCTTCACGCCGCGCGCCCGGATACTGGATGTGGGACTACATGGACGGCCGCGGTGAGCGTGAAGTCTTCGCCGGCCATGTCGACCAGCTCGGTCAGCACTATCTGAAGCGTGGAGTAGAAGACTCGATCCCCGCATTCATGCGCATTGCCCGTAAGGTCTGGGGCGACCTGATGAGGATCGCTGAGTAATGGCTGAGGCCGGCGGGACATACCTCCCACCAGTTATTGCATCTCTGGTCGGAGAGGTCGGCGACCTTGCCAAGACGTTGGTCGAGGGCAAGGCCATGCTGGACGAATTCTCGAAGACGCCGGCCACAGTCAACATCAAGGCCGAGCTGACATCGCTGGCAATTCTCCAGGCGGATCTGTTCAAGGACATCGGTGGAGTTCAAGCGCTGGCCGAGTCACATCCGATCGACATTCCGATGCAGCTCGATATGTTCACTCTTCTCAGCGACATGTCAGCCTTCCGCCTCTTCGCCGATCAGCCGATAAAGGTACCCATCGTTCCTGACGTAGATATGGCTGCACTGGCCACTGACCGAGCGGTGATCGGAACCGCCATCGGAAGTGCAATTGCTCCCAGCATCTGGAAATCAATCCTGGCCGGACTCGCCGCAAGTGCGGCTGCTGGAGGCGGTGGAGGACTCGCGAATGCGCTCGGGTTCGGTACCGCCGGGTTCGGTGCAGGAGCTTTCGGACTGGCTGGATTCGGAACGATTGCCTCTCTGGCCGGGTTCGGTCTCGAGCGCGTCCTCACGCTCGCAATCGGCTTGATTGGATCTCTCGCCCAGGCCTTCATGGGTTTGGGCGTGATCGCTGCAGGCACTTTTGCCACCATGGCAGTCGGCATGGGCTCAGACATGCTGGTGATGTCATCGACCATCGCCGATACACGGACGCTCTCCGGGCTGTGGACGACCCTACAGAATGACGTCCTGCTTTATGGAGCAAACAGCACTCAGGCACAATCCGCCACCGCGGCGCTCAACAATGAACTGCTGATCCTTGGCAATACTGCGGGCGTCAAAGCCGAGCTGGGACTTGCCAAGCTCGCCTACACCATCAACCAGCAATGGGATAAAGCGACCTCGAACGCTCGCGTCCAGGCGGTTGGACTGCTGACCTCGATTCTGCTTCTCGGTGAGAAGTACATCCCGCTGGTGGCGGCAGCTGCAGAGCGCAACCTCTCCATCATCAACAAAGGCCTGGTACCTCTGTTCCAGTGGCTCGGAGGCCCGCAGGGGATAGGAATCTTCAAAGACCTCGAAAACAAGTTCGCCAGGGATCTCCCAACGGCGGTACACGCCTTCGTCGGAGCGATCGAATTCTTACTCCGCTTTCTCGATCTCGCCTCCAACTACACAGGCGGCCTTGTTCGATGGCTGGACAAGCTCTTTATCTACCTCAATTCGCCGTCAGGCTGGGCCCGGGTCGCAAGTGACGTCGGAAAGGTCGTCGCGGTCTTCCAAGTGTGGAAGGACTTCATCATCATCCTGCTCAAGGACATCGCGCTCATCTTCGGCCAGGCGGTGGGAGTCGGTACGACCATGATTAGCATGCTGACGGGGATCCTGAATCGGCTTCATACCTATCTCTCATCTACGTCTGGGAAGAATGCTCTCAACAACCTCTTCACGGTTCACAAGAACGAGATTATCGCCCTCCTCAACCTGCTGCCTCAGCTCGCACCGGCGTTTTCGGTCTACTTGGCGTTGGCAGTTCCACTGACCACAATCGCTACCGACGTGATCAAGCTGCTCAACTTCATGCTCAGCATCCCAGTGGTCGGGCCGGCGATAGCGTGGGGTCTCGCTCTCATCATCATCGTGAACCAGATGAGGTTGATGGCAATCTATGGCGCGCTGGCTGGAATGATCAGAGCCATTGGAGGTGCAATCGCTTTTGCCGGCGCTGCGGCAGAAACCTATGCGGTTGCCGGATTTGGGGCTCTAGCAAAATCCATGTTTGGAGTCGACGCTGCCATGCTGGCGGGGATGCTTCCGTTCTTGGCGATCGGCGCTTTGATCATTGCGACTGGCATCCTCATCTACCTGCTGATCAGCCACTGGAAGCAGCTCAGCAGCACGGTAGGCGGAATCTTCAGTCTGCTCGGAACCATGTTCCACAACGCTGTCGGCCAGTGGGGAGGAGCTTTCAGCGAACTGGGAATGGTCGTCCAAGCGATCGGCCACAAGTTCACTACAGCTTTTACCACTTGGGGACAAGTCTTCTCCCTGCTGGGCACAACTATCAGGTTGATCCTTGGAAAAATTTCGAGTGATTTCACGACCGCCTTCAAACAGTGGGGTGCCGCCTTCAACATGATCGGCACAGCCGTTCACCTTTTAGGCGTAAAGGTTTCGACCGAACTCAGTACCATGCTCACTTCGGCCAAAACTACGTTGGGGCAGTGGTATTCGATTGGCTCGAGCATCGTGACTGGAATCATCAACGGATTCGTCAGCAAGGAGCAGTGGGCAATAAATGCAATCACCAACTTCTTCGCAGGCCTCCTCGCTGCCGCCGAAAAAGCCCTTCACGCGTCGAAGTCTTCGAGAGTTTATTCCGAGCTTGCAGCCTCCATTCCGCAGGGTGTTGCGGACGGCATCACCAAGAACACCGCGACGACTCTGATGGCACTCTCCTCGATGTTCAACCAGATGCAGAATCACAGCCGCATGCTGGCTGGGGGCGCCTATGGGTCGTCATCGCTCGCTTTCGCTGGCGCTGGTGGCGGCAGAGGACCGTTGAGCATCAACATGCCGATCACCGTCCAGGTCTCAGGGACCTCAGCCGCCACCGCACAGGGCATCGGCAATGCCGTACAGCAGGGGGTTCGAAAAGAGTTGGACGTTCTCGTCCAGGCGCTGCAGGGCGGCATCTACTCCAACCCAGGCTCATGAGCGAGAAAGTAAGCCACACCCCGACCTATCGGCTGACATGCCCGTACTGCAATGGCGCTCTTTATCCGAACGCCTTCACGCCAGAGTCAGCTCCCTGGTTGTGCTCGATCTGCAAACACTCCTGGTGGGCGGCTGAGCTGTCGGAGAAGGCACGGAAGCAGTTCCGTCCCAATCTCTGTGACTTCGGCTATGGCCAGCTGCTCGAAGACCTGCAGAACGAGGTGCTGGCGGAAAGAGACGAGGCTCGAATCCGAGGTACATCGGTGAGATTGGATCAGCTGCAACTGCTGCCTGCGATTGGTTTGAAGCAGCTGCCCCAGGTCGGGAAATTTGGAGACTATGTAAAGCTAGAGATCAAGCGCAAGGGCGTCTGACGTGGCCACCCTTGGCTCTTCGCCGAGCTTTAACAGTTGGTACTTCGCGGACTCCGGGACAAACTGCGCGACTGCACCTAACCAGGTCTACACCAACAACTACACGATGCCCAAAGCAGGATGGGTTACCGCTGTCGTCATCTACGTTGACGGAGACCTGGCCGGGGCCACTCTTCATGCCTGTGTTTGGAATTCCGGTGGCACGCTTCTTCAGTCAGCGTCAGTCACGGTTCCACGAGGATCCAGATCGAGTAGTGGTCAGTCCTGGCACACAGTTCCGTTGGCCGGTCTGTACCTCGCCTCTGGTGCTGTTATCAAAATCGGATGGACCAAGCCGACCGGATCGAGCATGGTCTGGGCGGTCAACGGGAGCAGCGGCGGTAACTGGGGGTATGGCTCCGACCCAGGCAGCCTAGCCAGTTGTGGCGCCATTGGTGCTCCTGGCGCGTACATCGTCTACACGGCGATCACTGCCTCCTCAGCCACAAGCCTGGCCGCCAGCAGCGTCGGATCGACTGTCGCCACTCTCAATGGGACTGTCGGCGACGGCGGCCAAGGAGCAGCCGGCGGAGGCAACTCGTCTTACTACTTCCAGTACGGAACCAGCTCGACTTTGATTGGGGCTGCCAGTACTTCGTCGACGGCATTCAGCGGTACCGGTCAAGCAGCCTCAACAGCCGTCACCGGACTGGTTGTCAACACCACCTACTACTTTCGCGTCGTATCGGTCAACCGAGTCGGCACCACCTACGGCAGCATCCTCTCCTTCTCGACCCTTGGGCTGCCCAATCCTCCGACCCTCAATACTCCAACCAACGGAACGGCTCAGAATGCCCAGACCAGCGGGGTGGCATTCGCTTGGACCTACAACACCGGTGGAGCTGGCGGAGGTGAGACTGCTTACGCGCTCAAGCTGACCACCGGCGGTGTCGATTACTGGTGGAACGGGACGGCGCTGCAGCTGACTGAGATCTATATCACGACGGCTGCTACCAGCGTGACCGTACCGGCTGCGATTTTGGCTCCCAATGTGACTTATCTTTGGACGGTGTCGAGTCAAGACGCTAACGGAAAGGGAGCCTATGCCGCCGCATTGACCCTGATCTCAGAGGGTCCGCCAGCGTCACCCACCCTGGCTTCTCCGACCAGCGGCATCTACATGGATATGGCTGGGGCCACACCGACCTTTGTCTGGGTTTACAACCCCGGCAATGCGGTCGGTGGCCAGAGCAACTTCGCTATCCGACGCAAGATCTCGGGAGCCGGTTCTTACTCCTACTTCAACGTCGGCACAAATTCATGGCAAGGTACCATCGTTTGGAACTCTGGATCAGCCGTGAGCTACACCTTCAGCGCAGGGCTTTGGATTGATGGCAATACCTACAACTGGTCGGTGGCGACTCAGGATGCTGGTGGCCAAGGGTCGTTTGCGTCCGACTTCACTGTTACCGCACAGGCCGTTCCGGTGGTAACCGTCTCCGCTCCTTCGGGGACAGTAACCCAAACATTTCCGGCCGTTGTTTGGTCGACTTCATTCCCAAGCGGAGCTGGTGAGACCGCCTATCAGGTAAGAACCTTCTCAGCCGCTCAGTACGGAGCTGGAGTATTCAATCCTGCCACGTCGGCTGCTACCGACGACTCTGGCATCGTCTCGAGTGGCGGAGCGACCAGTTATCAGGTTGCAACATCGCTGCCGCCCGGATCCAGTTACCGCTCCTATGTACAGCTCACGGAGACCGGCAGCGAGCCTTCCGGATTTCTCGCCTTCGCATCTTATACCGTTACTCTGGATCTCCCACCAACACCATCGCTAACTGCTGTGGCAACCACGGATCCGGTGACTGGCTGCCCAATGATCCAGCTCACTGCGCAATCTCTGATCAACCTACTCACTGCCGTCGATGCCAGTTTCGAGTCAGGCATCGGTACTTGGATCAACGGGGGCAACTGCACCGTCGCCCAGTCGGCAGCACAGGCATTGGACGGATCATTCTCGTTGTCGATGACGTCAATTGCATCTGGAAATGTGCTAGCAAATTCCGGGTACTACGCCGTTCTACCATCAACACAATATTCAGCCGTCGCCTTCTTCAGATCAGCTGTAAGTGCCCGAACTTGCTCCATTGGCATCTATTGGTACGACTCCACTCATACCCTGATATCAGGCGGAGCTGGAACAGGTGTTGCCGATACAACGTCCAGCTGGACGCAAGTGTCGCAGACTTTGACTTCACCATCGAATGCAGCTTACGCATTGCTCCAGAGCGTGGTTACTGCCGCTGGCGGCGCGAGTGAAGTCCATTACACGGACGAGGTTGGACTCTTCCCTGGATCCGGGACGATCTGGTCCGCTGGCGGCTTCTCAGCCTCCGCAGGTATCGTCATTCTTCGCTCCGACGGGGTCTATGTCAGAGGAG